AGCCATACGCTAAGCCATACGCTAAGCCATACGCTAAGCCATACGCTAAGCCATACGCTAAGCCATACGCTAAGCCATACGCTAAGCCATACGCTAAGCCATACGCTAAGCCATACGCTAAGCCATAAATTGTAATGATTAGATTTTAATATAAAGCCTAAATAGTTATTAACTTAATAATAACCATAAAATAACTTTATAGGGATATTGCACCCGTTTAAAATCTTGCTATGGTAATGCTATCTTCATCTAAATAACATTCACGGGGATACCTAAGTACCCCCTAAAATGCCATCTAAAGAGGTTTAATCCTGAGAGTAGAACTCCTTATAAGCGACGCTTAATGGGCGATATATTTCATCAATACCATCACTGTCAATTTTGCTAAAGTCAAGGTCATACGCTTTAAAAAACGCTACTAAGGAAATTTCTTCGCCTTTGACTTCTATTTTCTTTTTGCCGATTAATTGCCTAAGAGGCTTAGGCAATTTTAATTCCTCTTTATCTGTGATAAGTCCTTTTTGCGTACTTTTAACCAAATTTAGTCTATCTAAGCATCTGATAAAATCCTCGTTAGTGTAGATATTACAGCTATCAAAGTAAGGGATATACTGACTGTAAATCTCTAAATCTTTAAGGCTCTCAAAGAAGCTAAAATCCTCCCTTTTTGTCATCAATAAAAATCGCAACACGCTTTTAACGATTTTTTCCGTAGGCTTAGTTAGTTCCCCCGCACCCTCAAAAACTCTACTAACCGCTAAATAAGTATGATTAACACCTTTATAATCGGCATTACGCTCGTCTAAGGCGTTATTATACTCACTGCTATTTTTTAAGATGTTAAGCACCTTTTTAAGTAGGTCGGTACTCTTTTGCTTGATGTTCTTACGCTCAACCGCTATCACTTGATGGGACTTATTTATACTAAGTACAGCATCTAATGAGCCTTTAATATTTTCATTTTGATTAGTTACTACCTTGTTTGTGTTTTCCATTTTGTTTTCCTTTTATGCCCTTTTAGGCTTGATTTAATTTGTCACTCTTATGAAGTGATGGGAGAATTATACTACTTTTTAAAATCATAGTCAAGACTTTTTAGGATAAATTTTAAAATTCTTTTTTCATATCTTGCTTATAATGTAACGCGAGTACCTAAAAGTCGCTTAAAGTCTGCTTAAAGTCGCTTAAAGTTCGCTTAAATATCGTTTGGTGTATTTTAGCTATTATATAAGAAAATATTATAACACTTTAAACGATACGCTAAGATTTATATGAAGATACTATAATAAATTCTTATAACCACTTATAAATAAAACTTATATAGGACGCAAAAAGAGGTTAAAAAATAAAATATAACGAAATATGTGAAGTGCTTGAAACGCCCTATTTTAGGGAAGTGTAGGGCGTTAAGCTAGGTTTAAGGAAAGTTGTGAGTGAAGCGAAAAATAAGTGAATTTTGCGTATATGGGACGAAAAAAGTTTATTAATAGTGTAGTGAGGGCGAACGATAAAAGGGCGATAAACGGCTTTAAAATGGCGAAAAACGGGGCGTTAAAAGTCGTTAAAAGATGTTAAGCGTACTTTATGTTATCGCCTAATCTTGTTATTTTAGAGTATAAACGGGGTGGGTTAAAATCCGTTAAAAGTCCGTTGGGCGTCCACCCGCCAAACGACATAATAAGTAGTAAATCGATCTTGTACGTACAAATAATAGATCACGTGTTTAGCGTCGTAGTAAGTAGTAAATCGAGCTTGTAATGACGCCGTTTAGCGGAGGTAATAGGTACCGTTCAGCGTCGTAGTAAGTAGTAAGTAGTAAGTAGTAAATCGAGCTTGTGATGACGCCGTTTAGCGTACTTCTTTTGTGGTTTAGATGTGTGGTAGTAGATGTATTTGGTGAGAGTCTTGAGGTCATTATATGTGAAGGTTAAGAATACTTTAAGGTTGTAGATACTGAGCCGTTTAGCGCCCATAAAGACGTCAAGCGACTCCGTTCAGCTATCTAAGTAAATGTGTTATGATGTACTCAGTAATAGTCAAATTTTCAGCCTTAGCGAGCGCTATAAGTTTAGCTTTATCTTCAGCTGTTATTCGTATATTGATGCGTTCGAGCTTCATAAGTTCTCCTTTCGTGTTATCTTAGGTTGTTGTTTAGTAGTACCAATACGCCGTTCAGCTGCTGTAACGTGCTCATATTTATCCAGTATAGCCATCAGTTTCTTGTCATATACATCTTTCTGTTTACGTTGATAGTCATACGTACTATATGGTTGAAAGTTCAAATGTTGTTTAGTGAGTGGTTTATATTGTACGTACAGTGCCTCTTCAAATGGTTTAAGTAGCTGTCTATCAAGTTCTTGGTCTTCATATATAACTACATCAGCTAACCTACACGTCCGTATATCATCTACATAAATATGTATTGACCTATCTACATCGATTAGTACGCCCACATTACCACATTTACATACTGGCCTAGCGAGCGTTAGACATTGTAGACATACCACATGATGTTTAGCTTTATCCGTATCTGTAGGTTTTATATGGTCGGTATACTCATACATTATGACTCCTCTACATTTACGTTTTCCAAAAGTGGGTGTATCCCACCACCTCTCGCTTTTGTTAATTGGTACTTTTCTATATCTGTTTCAAAGTCATCACGGTAGTGCCATACGACAAAATCTCCGGCATCAGCTTTAGCTGTTTTTGCAAGCTTTAAGGCAATCCTATGACGACTCACTTCGCGCTTAGGTATATTTAAAGCTAATGCTATAGAGGAATCAGGTAAGTACCTATAAGTATCATAAAGAAATTTGTCTTCTATATGAGACCACCTACGACGCTGTCTAGGCTTTGCTTTAGATGCATGCTGCTTGAGTAGCTGCAACTGGCCATACCATGAGTCTGACCTATCAGGCTTATAGTCAAGTATTTGGTCAAGCTCCTCTTCCGTATAAAGTTTCTGGAGGTCTTCAGCTTTAAGATTACGTCTAGCTTTTGTATTCAGAGTAGACAGGTCCAATTTACGAGCCGTTTCGCGCCCATCATGTTCGCTACTTGATATATCCAACATATGTTATACCTTCATAAATGATTTCAACATCACCATGTACGTCTAATGGTATTAGCTTAGCCGGGTTGTATAATATTCCGTTAATTGATACTCGTGTAGGGATAGATGAATCAGCCTTTTTAAGTAGTTTAGAGATATTGCGGTAGTATCTATGACGTATTGGTTTAGGGATATCCTTATCAATATGCCAAGCATACCCGTCTAATGTGCGTGTAAAATGTAACATTTCAGTCCTTTTATAGTTAGTTTGTAGTGGTATTATCAGACGAAAATAGCCACCCTTAACACCGTTTATCGCCAATATTGTCAGATATTGGGATTAAGTCAGTGGTTTAACGTCATTTAACTTCTTACATAGTTACTGTTTATAGTGATGGTTAAATGACGTTAAGCGGTCCTATTATCCAGTTATGATATTTAGTGTAGACATATTGAATTTGTCACTAAATAAGGCATATCGTAGAGCTGATATAAGGTCCCAGTGAGTCCCTTTAGGGTCTTTTACAAATGGATCTTTAGACGTTTTAGATGTGTCTTGACGATAGCGGATCCGCGTTAATTGTCTTATAAGTTCTTCAAGTTCCTTATTGACATATAACTTAGGTTTAGCGTTAGCTCCAGTTGACGTAAGTAGCTGGTTTATGTACTGTATAGATGAAGCTACAGCATTATCAGCTTTCGCTATATCGTAGTCATAGTCAATTATGTAGTCGTTTAGCGTCTGAGCTGCTGCTGGATCTCCATATCTCATGTCAATTTCACCTGCTAGTGATGACTCTATTTCAATAAAGGCATCATGGTGTTGTGAAGTGGATCTATTAGATTCTGAGTATATAGCGTGTATATAGTAAGCATTTGGTTCCCTATATATCCATACTTGTGCTGTAGAATCTGACCATCCAATATCTATACCTGATATGATTATAGAGTTACTATTGAATTTGGTAGTATTAGGATCATAGAGGTGCACTTCTCGATCAAATGCATGAAATACATTATCATCTTGCCCAATAAATTCTGCTAGTATCTCTTGTCTATATAACATATCACCTAACTCAATACGCATCTGCTCAAAATATGAGGTAGGTAAGGTAGGATTACTCATAGATGGAGCTGAAAATGACTTCCAATTCGGCATATCAAGTTCTTTTTCATAATACTCAAAGAGTTGATTGTCTACACCACGAGACGTACCAATAAACAAAGCACGTCCGTATAGGATACCAGATGGACGAACACCATAGTCTAATAAAGTTGGTGCTAACATCTGTTTATAGATTACATCAGCGTTACTTATAGACTGGAATTCCTCAAATAGTAATAGTGAGAAGTGCCCACCTAAGGCTGACTCAATATTAGCGCTAGAGTTGGCCGTAAAGCGAGCACCGGTTTCAAGCTCAAAGTTAAACTGTCCTTTATTCATTGTTTTTATAGGAAGCCCTAATTTATTAACGAGCTTTAAAACTTCGTTAAAAATAATCTTAGCATTCGAGAATGTTGGACATACAAGAACTGTAGCTGAGAATGGTATAAGAAGCTCTCGTAAACCTACATGTGCAATGCTATAGGATTTACCAAAACGCCGTCCGGCGGCAATAACAAAAGAGTTATATATGTCCCTTTGTCTATCGAACGCGTATATGAGTGGTTGTTGTCCTCTATGAGGAACATTACCACATAATTCCCATACCGTACGTAGATCTATAAGGTCTGTATGTTCTTGATATATAGCTACCTCTTCATTTGTTACCTCACGTGTTTCTTTAGCACCATGAGCGAATCCGTAGAAGTACTCAAAGGCAGCTCGATCCTCACCTTCTAGTTTTTCGTACTCTGCACGTTCGTCATCTGTAAGTGTTAGTAGTTGTTCTTCAGTAAGCATTATATTCCTTCTATTCCTGAGAGCCCTATAAAGGCGTTTTGTGGTTGTACCCTAGTCCTACATCCTCTTTTTAATAAAAAGGCCTTGTAGGAGCTCGTAGGTATGTATTTTGATGTATTATGCATCATTTTTACTTTGTATAACATTTATCTGTTGATATATACGAGCTAATGGGTCATTTGCTACCTCATCAGCTGACGTTTGACCCTTTAAACTATCTATTAGGGTTTTAGCAATCTCAACATGATCTTTGCGGGTACTATTTCCAAGAGTACGCTCATCGTCCTCATTAATCGCATCTACCTTACTTTTAAGTGTAGCTGCTAGAGTCTCTGTAGCATACGTAAGGAGTTGTTCCTTTCTAGCTTGCTTTAATTCGGCTATCCATTCTTTGACACCCTTTTTACGTCTTAGCTGTGCTACAGCCTCAACTGGTATGCCAAGCGAGTCGGCTACTGATTGTGATGATGGGTTAGTAACTAGCTTCTGAACTATAGCTTCTTCCACTACGCTGAGAGCTGGTACGTTTACTTCTTTTTTCATTATACTTCCTTAAACGAATATGTACTTACAAAGCCATACTCGCACTATTAAATTTTTGTCGCTTTTTACTTTATAGGAATATAGCTATACTTTATTTAACTTAATGCTACTATTTCCTCTATAAGATTAATCTGTATCTATACTTCATCCTTTCGGACTCGTATATCTACATTGCAAAGTTTTCAACTTATACATTTTTTTGTCAGTGATTTGTAACAATTCGGCGTTTTTCGTCAAGAAAACTTTAAGAAAACTATACCTTAAAATAGTGTTTCTTAGGAGGTTAAATTACTTTAAATCATTAAGAAACACTTAAGAATACCATACTATTACTTAAATTAGCCTTAAAAACATACAATTTAACGACAAATGTTTGTATCTATTATGTAACATTCCATGTATAAAGTAGTTAACAAAACAGGAGGTATTGATGTTTTTTAATTATACACAGCCTGTATTTCGTAGGTTGGTAGACAACGCGTACCTTGAAAGTGGTGTTAGCAGTGCTTTATCTTATTATGTAGTAGGTTCAACGACTGATTTACAAGTGGCTTCAATTGAGTTTAAGTTGGAAAAACAGTCTGGTCGTGATACTACTACATTGGTAGCCTGGACTTCGGTAGATATTTCTACTGCTACAGGAGGCGTTTATAGCATTCCTGTTACAGCTACTGGATCATCAACTGATTCATTATTATTAACACTACGTGTGACACTAGATACTGGGTCAGAATTCTTCTTAACAGACAATGAGGTGGTATTTATATGAAAGAGCGTAATAAACCTTATTTATCTAATATAAGAAGTAAACATCCAACCATCGCGCATGACGCTACAGCTTATACATCTGGCGGTAATAAGACATTTGATGAGCTTAATTCCACATATATCAGATCGGTAGAAACATTAGATTTAGCGGTACGTACTATCGCTAACGTCATATCGTTATGCAAAATGACTGCTGTATCAATTGACGATAAAGGTGTGTCTACTCCAGTAAAGATTGATAATGTCGATTTAGATTTCTTTAATGAGACTGATTCACGAGTGGACTTCTTACGAAAGCATGCAGTTAATATATTCACGCAAGGCGCTTCGTTAATCGTGACTGAAGAAGCAAAACGTGGTAAGTTAGGTAAGATGCTTAACTTCTATACACTGGATATGTCTAAGGTGTCTGTTAAGACTAGCAACAAAAAGCTAATCTCGGAGTTTATCTATACTGCCGAAGATTCTACAGAGATTACCTATAAAGCTGAAAAATGTATCTATATTAATGATAGTATAGATCCTACTAACCTTGTTTACAGCTTATCTAGACTGAAAAGTTTAAATGATATGATATTAATGCAAGCAGGTATTGTAGGACAAGCTAAGGGTATGTTAACTGGCGGAAGTAAAAAAGCTTCTATTATATCAGCTGATACGCCTATATCTGAACGAAATATGAAGGTGATTAAAAAAGAGTTTGATGCATTTATGCGTAGCCCTACAGCGTCTTCGTTATTTATGAATACGAGTTTAAATGTACAGTCTATTGGTAATGCAATGTCTGGTGCTGAGATGTTAGCACTTCTCACAACTATCAATGAGGCAATGCTAAAACACTTTGGGATTCCTTCATTTTTACTTGGTGTAACATCTAAGGGCGCTAATAAGACTGAAGAGATTACGCTTATGTTGCGTACATTCTTTAATGCACAGCTATCACCAGTTTTGTTAAACACAGAACTACACTTTACTAGATTTTTTAGAGAACAGTTAGGCTTAGAAAATATAACTATTAAATTTGATTATACAGATTTAAACATACTTAAAATGCCTGAAGAAATTCAAGTTGATTTAACTACTAAAAAACATAAAGCTGGTTTAATCACACTAAACGAAGCTAGGGCGATGCTAGAATTACCGCCTAGAGATGATGAAGCTGCGGATAAGATATTTATGCCTGCATTTTTATTTTCTGGACAGCCGTTAAGTTATGATAACTACACAAAGGATCTTGAGCGTCTACTGAATGTGACAGCAGCTTCTCATGGAGCTGTAGCTGACGCATCAGGCAACTCTGGAGATTCGGATAATATTAACGTAGTAACAGACTCAAGAGGAGGTCCACAACAATGAATGGAGAATGGGTAATATGAAAAAACAGCTAAAACTATTTCAGGATGCAGACTTTAAACTAGTAGACGTACAGAAGCGTGAAGCTTTAACTGCCGATGGCGGCTCTATGTCTATTAGTGATGCAGATGCTGAAGTGATTCTAATAGAAGGTTATGCTTCTGTCTTCTCTAATCCTGATGGTACTAGATTGGTAGATAGAGACGATGAGAGCGTTTCAATTGAAACTCTTGATATATCTAACTACAAGAAAAACCCTATACTAGTGTTTAATCACGATTGGGGTAATGTTGTAGGTAAATCTATAGAAGTCACTAAAGACGCTACAGGTTTATTTATTAGGGCTGAGGTTCACAGGTTTACAGGCAAAGAAGATATCTTTGAAGCTGTACAGAAAGGAATCTTAAAGTCACTAAGTCTAGGATTTGTACCTAAACGCTTCAACTATATAGAAGATAAAGACATCTTTGAGATTCTAGATGCAGAACTTGTGGAGATATCATTAGCTCCAGTACAGTCAAACCAAGATGCAATTTTTCAAGTATACGGACAAAAAAGCTTAGGGATTGCTACAAAGACTATTAAAGATCAGACAGATTTAACTTGCGACGAATTAACAGGTATGTGCGAGTTAACTAAAAATATAAAAGGAAAAGTAATGAGTAAAGACGTTGAACAACCTAAGGAAGAGCCTAAAGCAGAACCTAAGGAAGAGCCTAAAGAGCAACCTAAGGAAGAACCTAAAGCAGAACCTAAGGAAGAACCTAAAGCAGAACCTAAGGAAGAGCCTAAGGAAGAGCCTAAGGAAGAGCCTAAAGAGCAGGCTGGAGAGTTAGATGTACAAAAATTGGCAGAAGCTGTACAGGCTGCTGCAGAATTAGCAGCTACTAAACGTGCTGAGAAAGAAGCTCAGGAAGAGGCTGAACGATTAGCTCAAGAAGAGGCTGAAAAAGCAGCTGCAGCTCAACGTGTAGAGAACGCTTTGTCTTTCATCAAGGAGCAGCGTGCTAAGATTGAGGAAACTCCGGTAGCGGACTTAGAGTTAGATGATTTTTCGGAATTATATGAATTACTTACAGAGACTGTTGAAGTTATCGACAGTAAAGTTATTGAAGCTGTTCAAGGGTTAGAAACTCAGCCAGCAGAATAGATTACTTTTGGAGAGGCGTCGCCATAAAGACCGCAATCTTAAAATACTGGGTAATTACCCTAAAGGAATAAATATGGCAAAATTAAGTGATGTTATTGCTAAAGCAGTAAAAGACGTAAAGAGTGACGCTAAACAAGGTCTAGTAGCCTCTGCTAAATCAGTGGGTACATCAGTACCAAAACCTGAAGGTACATTAGGTACTAAAAGTTTATCTGGTGATGCTGGAAAACTTGCTGAGCTAGGTTTTATTGCTAAAACACTTCGTGGTGGTAAGCTTGCGGATGTTGATGCAAAAGATTTGAATGCTCGTGCTAAAGCGGTTGGTGTAACTGGAGACTTGTCTGAAGCATTGCCTGATGGTTTTACTGGTTCTTTACTTCGTGATATTCAAGAAGAATTGAATGTAGCTAAACTGTTTAAAGCAAAACAAGTTAAAGGTGGTGTGGCACATGATCTTATTGCACTATATGGTATCTCTGCATACTTAAACTCAGAAGCAACTGATGGTGTTGATAGTGGTGAAAGTTATACTACTTTCGTAGCTACTACTAATAAAGTAATGTCTGTTGTTCGTAAGTCTTATGAGTTGCTTGATGATTCTTTGATTGATATCGCTGCGGAAGTTCGTACTGGTATAGTACGTGCAATTGCTGAAGCTGTTGAAGAAACTGTAATCAATGGAGATATTGCTGGTACTCAAGATGCTGGTACAGCTGCTAACTCAGCGGTTAAAGTATCTAATGGTTTACGTAAAACTGCATTAGGTAAAGGTACAGTTGACTTTGGTGGTGCTGCGTATACGGAAGATGACTTCCTAGGGTTCATTACACAAATGCAACTTCTTGGTGGTGTATATCTCGACCAACGTGCTGTAGCTCGTGGTGATGTTGTCCTTGTAATAGACCAACATACGTACGGTAAAATCAGAGCGTTCAAGTCTTACAAAACTTTAGATACTGCAGGTAGTATGGCTACATTGTTTGGCGGTAAAGTTGAGACTATTTTCGATATTCCTATCGTTGTAACTTCAGGCCTTCCTGCTGTTAATGCTTCTGGTGTTGTTGATGCAACTGCAGCTAACAATACACTAAGTACTTGTGTTCTTGCAAATATAGCAACATTCCGTTTATCTATGAATGGTAATGTTATTTCTGAATCTGATCGTAATATCGTGAATCAAACATTTGTTTATACAGGTAGTTTGAGATATGGTTTCAGTTCTGTGTATGATTCAACTGACTCTGCACCAAATACTATCGTAGCTTCTTATAAGAATGCTATTGCTGGTATCAATATGGCTCGCTAAGCGTAGCTGTATAAGCTAAGGAGGATAATACCTCCTAAGCTGCATGATAAGCCCTTAGTGAAGAGTTTATTATGAGGCTTATAACTTAATTTACTAAAGGAACAATATGGTTATCATATATGAAGCACCTAGTGCTATGAATTCTAAAGGTATTACATTTACCAACGGCCAGTACACTGTATCTGATACTGTTGGCGAGTACCTACTTAAAACTTTTCCACAAAAGTTTAGAGACGTGACACCTAAGCCTATTAAACCAGCTAAGGCTACATCTAAACGTGCAGCTAAAAAGCCTAGCAACGAAAACGAGTAAAGGATAATACATGGCAGCTTCAGACTTCTCATTTCAAGATTACTTACTATACACTGGAGCTACTGATGCTAATATTTACTTATACTCAACAGTCGCAAGTGGTGTATTAGGTGTTCTTAATAATGAGTATAATATTTATCCAGTTCAGGAAAGTATTACTAAAACATTATTTATAGATAGTACGTCATTTAGATTACTAGCTACACCTGTGGTCAGTATTACTAGTCTTACTTACGATGGTGCGGTTATTGACCCAGCACTTTATACATGGTATGGTGAAGAGGTTACACTATCTACACCAATAACAGATTATAAGAAGCCTATCACTGCTGTATTATCTGTAGGCTATGTGGTAATACCTCAAGATCTAAAACTTGCAATATATCAACACATAGATGCAGTTATATTCGCTATACAAAAACAGACAGACAGTATCCAGAAAGTAGTTAATAGTACTGGTAATACGACATTCTATAGAGATACGGCTATACCTAAAAGAGTATTAGCTGTCTATGAATATTACTCAGCACGTACGCAAGTGATGTTCTGATGGGTTTTGCTGATGACTTACACACTAAGATAGAAAATCTTGTATTTCGACAAGGAGTTCATTTAGCAGAACGTCGGATAGCTAGAATTAAGGAAGGTTTTAGACGTACAGTGATTCATTGGCGTCTAGAAACTAAGATTCTTCTCAGTAAACCAGCTTGGAAAGAGCGTGGTAGATGGGTAAAGAATACCGATGATATGCCACACAGACGTACTGGGAATTTGTTAAGATCAATACCACTATACAAGATTACAGCACGTAAAACAGTTGGACCATTGAGACAAAAGCTTATGTTGGGCGAAACTAATATTCAACTCAAAGCTATATTACGACCGCCATGGACAACATATGGAGAGACACTAAACAACTGGGGTAAATATCAAAAAGGCACAAAATTAACGAACTGGAAAGATAGAGCATACCAAAGATTAGATGATCTATTAGAGGCTCGTATAAGGAGTTATGAATTATGACATTACATGCTAGTATTATGAGAGATATGGTGGAGATTTTAAATACGGTTAAAAGTATACAAAATGTGCAGTTTGGTAACCATAAACCGTTAGATCAAGAACGTTCGTGGTCGTCTGTATATATTATTCCTGGTGCAGATACTTTCTCACCTAGAGTACTTAATACTACTATAGCTGGGTACGATAATTCTTTTTTTGTTCGATGTTTAGTAAATGTAAATAATGATCAGGATTCCACAGAATGGTGTACAGTACGTGATGATATTATCCAAGCTGTACTTAAAGATAGTGAATTGTGGACTCATATCGTTGATCGGGATGTGGTTAATGTGATTTATGATGATATGACGTCATTCCCAGCGCTGACTATGGAGATTGTATTTGAATTCCGTATACGAGAGACTTGCACGTAGTGCCTAGACAGCTCCAGTCTATAACAGCATAACCCTCTGCAGAGAGTTACAAATTTATGTAAGGATATATGATGGCATATATAGATAAAAGTGCTCAATGGAGCATTACAAAAGAAGATTCATACGGAGATAAAAAAGCTCCAACATTGCCGGCTGATTTAGTTGAAGTGATTAACCCGTCGCTAACACAGACTACTGATATGATTGATAGAGAAGTATTGACTAACTCTATGGTAAAAGCTAAACCACTACGCGGTAAGGAAACTAGTTCAGGTTCCCTGGAAATTGAGTTATCTACTGTTGCAAGTGGAGTTCTTAATGGTGACTTACTTTACCAATCAGCGTTCGGTCATAAGATTGCGCCTGTCGCAGCTACATCAGGTAGTGCGTCTACATCTGGAAGTGAAAGTGTAATTACATTCGATATAGCATCAGATGCTGATAACTACGAAGTTGGTCAAGCAATTAAAGCAACTGGCGGAGCTACTGCCGAATATGCAGTTGTTCGTTCAATTTCTGCTGGTACCTCTATTACAGTATCTCCAGCTATCAGTACGAGTCAAACGTCGTTTGGTGGTTTACTATCATACACTATTGCTCGTCCTGATGCTGATCAGATATCGCTAGCAATCCAAGAGTATATTGAAGGCTCATCTAGAGTAGAGTATACAACTGGTGGTTTGGTTGTTACTGATATGACTATTACGTTCCCTATTGCTAACGTTGCAAAAGCTTCGTTTAATTTAGCAGGTGCAGGGTTTAGTGTTAAGGAAGATGGTGTTAATGGAGCAACTGTAGCTAATCGTGCGCCAGCTTGTCTGTCATTCACTCCATACGTGTCTAAAAATATGACATTCAAGTATGCTGGCCAAAACTATGATATTGAGAACCTAGAAGTTAAAGTAGCATCTGATATTTATGATACAGAAGCACTAACAACAGACGGACTTACAAATAAAACAGCTACTGGTAAATCAGAAGTTGGTGGTACATTTGGACTAGAATACTTAGGTACTACACTCTTTAGTAAGTTTAAATCAGGTACAACTGGTGAGCTATTTGGTACTATATCTAATGCTAACTCAACTGCTTTAGTATATGCACCAAAAGTAGTACTTACTGAGTCTACTAAAACTCCAGATAATGGTGTATATAAAGAAACAGTAAAATACGCTTGTCTTAGCTCTAATTGTGCTGATACAAGTGAAGATGCTATTACAGTAGCTTTTGAGTAAGGTATGCCGGACATTTTCCGGCATATTTAGTACATGAAATGGTATATAACTACAAAAATGTCATTTATTAGTAATAAGGTTTAATGACGATTAGACTTAGACGATTAATCGTCCTTAAACTTTATTCATTAAAGTATATCTATAGATAAGAAGGAGCCATAATGGCATTAATTTTTAATGAAGACCTATCAGAAGGTTTTAAATACATAATCGAGTCGGAACGTGATGCTAAAAATCCGTTCTCAGTAACTATCAAACCAATTGATTCAGTACGTTTAGTCACGTTGGAAGATGGACTACTTAAACGAGGCCAAGATAACTCAGTAAGTGTTGCTACAGGTAGTTATAATATATCATTGTGCCTCAATGCAATTACTGATTGGGAAAACATGGTAGACGGAAAAGGTAAGGCCATTGCAATGGTTAAAGACATCAAAGGTTACATATCTCAAGAATCTTTAGAGATGATACCAACTAGCGTTATTACTGAATTAGCTGAAGTTATTGCTTCAGTATCCCAGGACCCATCAACTATCCAAATTTTCAAAGCTGCTGATCCGGTAGCTAAAGATGATAAAACGGATAAGTAATGAGTAATCCATTTAAGTATGGATCTGCTACCCTATACAGAACTCCTGTATGGGTGTCACTGCCGTCTGACTCTGAGGTAAAACTGTTACTTAAACCACTCCCACATAAACTTCTTACTGAATACTCCGAACGTTCTTACATAATACATAAATCAAAAGACTATACGCTCACTGATACTGTACATGAAGCTGTTGCAGCAGCAATTGTAGACACAATGAATACATTTGGTTTTCCTTCTAATACTCAGTTAGTAAACTCATTAAGTCTATCAGATTTACACTTTCTACACGATCGAGTTTTAGAGTTGAGTGTTGTGACGCAGGATCAAATGAAAGCAATGCGTGATATGTTAGACATACAGATGCATAAAGATTTTTCAGACGATACATGGAACTGTATTGTATGCAAAGCCAAAGGCTTAGATTACGCAAGAGCTTGTGGATTTTTAGACAAAGATAAACGAGATCCAAAACCTCTTTTACCTATCGTTGCTGGAAAACGCTATACGGAATGTCCAATAGCTTCGTTAGATACATTTGTACTAAATCAGATGGCGTTAGCTCATAATTTAATGGAGTTAGGTGTGCTACCAGAAGCTGGCGGGTTGGGAAATCAGTCAGATTGGTTTGTCCAAGCAGCTCTCATATATAAACGAAAAATGGTATCAATGGAGCAGCAAGCACTGGATGATGCAAAAAGCTCGTAAAACGGATGGGATATCACCCCTAGTGATAATACAAATAAGGAACACTATATGGCATTAGAACAAGATTTATCATTTAAAATTGTACCTGAATTATCACTAGACTCTATGTCTAAAGAGATCAATGACGCATTAAGTCTAGTTAAAAAACTTGAAGCAGAAAATAAAAAGCTATGGCAAGAGGCGGAAAAGTTAGCTAAAAGTTTTGAAAATACTTATGCGCCTAGTCTCAGAAAACAGAAGACGCAACTAAAAGCGATACATAAAGTAATTGGAGATAACAATAAGGAACTAGCAAAAACTTCTGCACACTATAAAGGTCTTGTAACTTCATATAAACATATATCTGCTGAACTTGGTAATCAAGCAAGCCTAATGGCGAATTTATCCGGTAAAAGTAAACTAGTTGCTACATATGAAGAACAGCGTGCGAGAAATATTGAGGCAGTCAATAAAGCTTTATCCTCAATTACTAAAGCAACGGAAGTAAATCGTAAGAATACGTATACGGATGCTGAACAGCAAAAAATTATCGTTGATAGACTTAAAGCACAAGTACATGAGCGTAAAAGAGCTCGTATTGAGGCAAATAAGCTAGCTCAGGTTGATACAAAAGGCTTTAAGCTTTTACATAAACAAGCTAGGACTATAGCGTTTAATAATAAACAAGAACGATTCGCATTACGCCAAAAAGAACGTGAACAAGCTAGAATTAACAGCCTTCGCATACGTGAACGTTTGGAGGCTAATAAGCTCGCAAAAGTTGACACAAAAGGCTTTAAGCTTCTACAAAAGAAAGCTGAAGATTTACAATGGCAGTTACGACTAGAAGAGAAATTAGCGAAAGCTAAAGAGAAAAACAACGCTTCTGGAGTCTCATCTACAACAACTGCTGTCCGTAAACAAACTAAAGCACTTAAGTCTGCAACTAAAGCTGTTGAAGCACACCAAAGTTCTTGGCACAGACATTTAACGTATATGGAATCGACAGGCGTTGTATTGAAGTACGGTCTTATATCTAATGCGTTATATGGTATTGCCGGAAAGATTGGTGATGTAGTAAAGGAACTTATAGCTTATGACTCTGCTATTTATAATAATTCTGCTGTACTTGGTATTTCTACCGAACAAGCGAAAACGTTAGCTGACAACACACGTGAGCTAGCTAAAACCTATGGTGGGTCAATTGAAGACCTTGATAAAGTAACACTAACACTAGGTCGTGCTGGTGTTGAATATGAAAATCTAGCTGCTGCTACAAAAGCCGTATCACAGATGGCTACAATTACTGGTGACTCTTTAACAAGGTCGTCAGAAGTTGTTAGTACATTTATTACAAACTTTAAAGATGCTGGTATTACTGTAGAGCAACTAGCAAATAAACTAGCGTTCGTAGCTAATGCAACTAAACAAACTACTGAAGATTTAGGTACATTTGCTAACTATGGACTACAAACAGCTAAGTCATTAGGGCTAACTGTAGATACGACATTAGCTTTAGAGGCTACCTTATCACGTTTAGGTTATTCAGCATCTACTGTTGGTACTGAGATACAGAAACTGGATAAAGTTTTTAATACATCTACAACAAGTATGAATAGATTTTTCGACTTGATGTTTGATGGTAAAGGTAAAGCCGCTAAAAAGTCTTTCGTTGAGGCGTTAGCTAATAAAGATGAAGATGCATTATTACGATTTTCTGATGTCATCACTAATGTGCCATATGATACATTTCTAAAAGCAACTGATGGTATGGAGATCCGTACTAAGAAAATGCTATTAGCCCTTCGTATGGGTAATAAGTTATTTCATAAATATTCTGAAGAAATAAAAAATGCTGCAGACGTATCTGAACAGGCTAAAGCTAAAGCATTAGGTTTAGCGACTATCTTAGAGCGTGTTAATGCTGAATTTGTTACGATTTTTAACAAATTTGAAGGTAGAACTTTAAACGCTATATTCCCAAGCAGGGATAAAATTACTGAAACACGTAATGAACTACAATACTTAGTCCAAGGCACCGATGAGTATAACGCTAAAATGCGTGAACTCACTAGACTAAATGCTGATGTACAAGATAGCTTAGATAACTTTTCTGATACTATGACAAATGTAGGATTAGGTGTATTAGGTGCCGTAGGTAGTTGGACTGCCTGGAAGATTGCTGTAAAATCACTAAAACCCTTAATAACAGATGTCGTGGTAGTAACCGAAGGTGCATTAGCTAGTTTAACAGCATTAGGTTATTCTACAGCTGCTAGTTTTGGAATAATTGGAGGTCTTTTAGCTGCTACTACCTTTACTGGTAATAAGCTGTATGATGTTTGGCAACAGTTAGATAGTATTTCAGACAGTACTACTAAAAAGGAACTTCTAGAAAAACATTTAAATGACTGGAAGAACTATTATAGTAACGCAACTCGTATACAAGCAGAGTATAATAAGATATCTGCATCACTTAATGATAAAGATGCGCACAATACCGAAGAAAGTATAAAACGAAAACGCCAAGCATTGGAATTACTACGTAAAGAGTGGAAAAAGAATCAGGACGTTTTCAATTTAGGTACATCTGTTACTGGATTATCTAAAAATCATGATAAACTACTATCACCTAAAGAAGTCCAAGAAAAAGAATATGCACTCAAACTAGAAAAAGAGCTAGCGACGCGTAAAGAATTAACTGCTGCTAACCTAGTTAAAGCTAAAAAGCAAAATCGTAAACTAGAATTAGCTTATTATGATTCGCAAATAAAAGCACTAAAAGCAGGTAAAGAGTTTATAGCTCAAGAGGAATATCAACACAAATTAGCACTACAAAAGATCCAAATAGCACAGCTTGAACAAGAGTTAATGAAAGACTCTAAACAAGCTAAAGATGCGCAATACAAAATTGATCGTATGAAACAGACTGAGGAAATACGACACCTAAAAGCTACACGTACTATTAGAACTACTTTAGACCGTGAAGAAGAGCGTACCTTTAAGTATAAACGTAAAATGATTTTAGCTGAGGCTCAAAAAGCTGGTGCTGGTAAAACTAAAGTTGAGCAAGAGCAACTATTACTTGATGCCTATAAGAAAATTGAAAAGCTATTACCTATTATTACAGACAATCAACTACGACTTAAAAATAGTAGGAAGGTAGATGTTGATACGGTCAAAACAGAAGCTGATTATAATCAAGCGCTATATACTCAGAATGAGATCTTAGAGAAGCTAGTATCTAAGTATAAAACTTTACAAGAGCTAAAGCGTCAACCAGGACAAACTAACGTCCCAGTTTATAAACAAGCAGAGGCCGGTGTACATGAGAAGCAGAGAGATTTAGCTAATGCTTTAGAGTCAAATAATCCTATACGTATACAGCAAGCTAAAATTAAGTTACTTGAAGCTGAGTATGCATTACGAGACGCTATAAATAAACGTCAACTAGAGCTCATGCAACTAGAAGCCAATCAAGATTCTAAAAACCTAGCTGCTCAACAAAGACTAATTGAAACTTCTATTACTTGGAGTGGTGCGTTAAATGGGGTTCATCAGAATATTGCAGAACTCTCTACGAGTATTCAAGGATTAATAGACCCTTACTTTAAGTTTAATAAAGCTAGGCAAGCTTTAGACGCTAAATATAAGAAAGACTACGCCGAGGCTATAGGCGATAACGAGAAACAGAAACTACTATTAAAGCAGTATACTGAAGATAAGATTAACTTAACTAAGCAAGAGCGTGCTGAAGAAATTGCAGCGTACTCCGATATTGCAGGTGCTATGTCATCTTTCTATAAGGAAGGTACAGCAGGTGCAGCCGCGTTTCAAGCTGTACAAGCAACATTAGGGATTATCAACGGTATTACAGCTATACAAGGTGCGTGGGCATCTGGACCATTCCCAGCTAACCTACCAGCAGTAGCTGCAACAACAGCTGCTGTGCTACCTATGATTGATCAACTTATATCATTAGGCGGTTCAGGTAGTGCTGCCGGTACAGCGATGCCATCTAGAGTGGATACATATAAACAAAAATCTGAAGACTATGCTGATAGCATGAAGCCTATTACAGATAGATTAGACCGACAGATTGAGCTACTACAAGCGATAAGTGGGTATGGTGGTTCAGCAATTGCGAAGCAGTTAGAGGATGCACTAACTACATATCGTATCGATAGTATGACTAATACGATAAAGAATCTAGGTACAGTCGGGAACCAGTTTTGGACTCCAGTTCCGAGAACTGACGGTATATCTGGAAGTTATAATACTATTTCAGCTGGGTATAAGATTGGCTCATTAGATGATTATTTTGGTAGTCCATATGAGGATAATATAGCTGCTGGGTACGATAAAGAGTTGACTAGGATTCGCACATTATATGGTGATTATGTTAATGCTAAGGCAGTGACTTCGACAAGTGGTGGATTATTTGACTACGATAATACAGTAAGTAAAGATTGGTATGCTACTCTAAACGACGACTATCTAAAGCAAGATAATAACTTAGTACAGTTTATATTGAAATTGAAAGAGAATAATGACCTAGGAAGATTTGGAGTTACAGACAGTGAGTATAAGACAATTATTGAGGACGCTAAAAGTACTTCTCATGATTTCGCTATGTCTATAATCAACTCTTATCAAACTGTAATTGATGCTGGTAAAGATTTTAAAGAGCAGTATGATGCTATTTACGGTCCTATATATAAATCCAAACGCCTCACTGATGCATTTAAAGATGTGACTGAGCTGATGAACCCTAAAGGGACTAGCATATTAGCGCGTGGTCTATACTCAAATAATACAACTACTAAGTCTTACAAAGATTTTAAAAGCTTCTTAGATGACACAATTAAGTCTATAGATGCAATGAATCTGACACGCGAAGAGGTAGCATTACTAAACTCTGATAATGAGAAAGACTTAAGTAAGAAAATTGAACTAGAAACTAGACTATCGCAGGAATTTGGTGAAGGGGCTAAGCAAGCGCTTAACTTCAAAGATAGTATTGAGTTAGTAGCACAAGCCTTAGCAGACTCTAGAAACAATATAGAGGATTGGTTAGAGTCATTTAGGACTAGAAGTCAGTCACTTATTAATATGGCTATGAACTTAGACCCTAATATGAAGATTGCTACAGCAGGTAATGAGCTAACACGACTCTTTGAACGGTTAAGTGGTGGTGTTGAAGGATTATCAAACCAAGAGAAAGACTTTCTGGATGCAAATAGGGCGTATATTCAAGATTTACAACAAGCGCAGTTTGATGTACTCAATACAGCGTTAACTGACTTATCAGCTGTTATTGACAAACTACGTGGTGCGTCAACTACATCAACGCAGTCTTTAAGTAAGTTTAAACATAGTATGCAGATAACACAAGAGTACTTAAATAATAAAAATTATGAGGCGTACAATGATTCGCTAAAGAAGACTATTGAACTATCTAGTATACTAACTAATAGTGATCCATTTAGTACTGGAAATCAACAAAAGTATGAACAACTTTTAGCTGCTAATCAGTTTGAAGGTATGCAGAAAGCTATTAAGCCGGAGATTGATCTACTTACACAAATTCGTGATAACACTAAAGTTACTGCTGATGATAGATACGCAATCCTACAATACAATAGTTTACTTGGTTTGGACGGTACGCAAAGTACTATAGACTACTATCGTGGAAATACGGTAGATACTATTTTAAATAGTGTTGGACAGTTTGCGGTAGGTGGTTTTACAGGTAGAGTAGACAGTACTGGGCAGCGTGTTGCTGGTGTAGTACATGAGAATGAATGGGTAGCCCCAAGGTGGATGATAGAAGACCAGCCAGACCTTTTTAACTCATTAGAATCATTAAGACAACAACGTAAGTTTGCTGCTGGAGGATTTACATCTAAGGCACCTACTAGTACGTTGAGTAATAATGAACTACTCGAGGAAATTAAGGAACTTAACAAAGAGGTTAAAGACTTGAAACAGCTACAAATAACACAAACAGCAAATAGTACAAGGTCGCTAAATACACAACGTGCTATATTGTCAGAAGTTATTAGTGAGGAGGATTAAATGGCAGCGCAAAGACAACAATTATTAAAATATACTGGCTCATTGTTAGCTAAAAAAGGTACACAATACTCAGGGGATGATTTTTCCTTGGGTAATGTATTTCAAGTAAAATCCAAAAATGTTAAACTAATCTTAAATAGTAATGGTGTAGCTTTTGACATCCCATATGAGGGAATTATTTATGTGAACACGGATGTAACATATACTTTTTCTTCTGATTGTGTTTTAGCATTTGCTGATATGATTGAGGTGGTCGCATGATGTACTTAAAGCAAGAGGCAACTAATGTTAGGAGTAATATTAGTGAGCCTTGGGCTGATTGGTCTCCAACAGCTACTTACAATATTGAAGATGAGTCAAACGGCTTAACTAATACGTCAGTTGCTAGGGTTGGTAATTATTTTTATCGTACAATAGCTAATAATAATGTAGGAAACCCTCCAGAAGATAATCTGGATACCTTATGGGTAAAATGGTCAGTGTCTAATAGGTACGCTATGTTAGACCTAAGATCTACTACAAAAAGTCAAACAGCGGATGGTGAACACTTAGTTGTAGAGTTTACTAAAGGTTTATTAGACACTATGGCTCTTGGATATTATACAGCTGAGCTATTACGTTTAGATTACTTAGGACCTCCTACTGTAGATTACCAAGGTGATGATGAAACTACTGATTATGTTATTGATAGTAATGCTAAGTACCGTCCAGCTAATGATTTAAATACGATTTTAGATGAGCTTCCAGACGGAGCTCCAATACCTACGTCTGTTCTGAACTTTGATGGGTTCTTTTGTGAGATATTATATACATACACAGAGTCTTATGATAAGAATAACGCAGTTACTGATTACTATTCATACATTTATGAACCTTACTCCACGTCTGTTGATAGAGGTAAATTATTGTACTTAAAAATGTTCGGATCATCTATACGTGTGACTTTATATGCTGAAGTGTCTCGTAATTACGCCAGCTGTGGATATCTTGTGGCCGGTGTTGGTGTGCCAATGGGCGATACGTCGTACGGCGTTAATTTCTCCTTTCATAGCTATTCAGTTAAGAATACTGATGCGTTTGGTGTATTATCAGTAACTAAACGCGGGGTGCAAGATTTAATAGATTTTGAAACTACTATTGATAGCAGTATTTTGGCTGATACGAAGCGTAAGATTAAAGAAGTACACGATGAAATTGTAGTATTTGTCTTAGATGAGCAGGAAGATTCCACATATGAGAATATAGTCACATTAGGAATTATTGAGAATGTAAGTACAGTACTGAAAAACCCAGTATTAACCACAATTGCATGGTCAATACATGAAACATTATAAGGATAATTTATGGCAATTACACAAACTTTAAGTAGCTTACCGCAAGCAGGTAAACGTGGAGTACAGACGCGTAATGCGTTTGTAGCTGCACAAGAAGCCTTCCAAGATGCACTCTCTGGAGTATTTGTTACGGAGGCTAATACGTTATCTAGTCAGATTAATACAGTAGCTGATGAAGTAAATACTAACCAACTACTAGCGAAATCATATAAGGACGCTGCAAGTACATCCGCCGGTCTCGCAGAAACATATAAAAATAGTGCTGCAAGTACATATACTGAATTTCGTACGGTATATTTAGGTGTATTTAGTGAGGCTCCTACTACTGATAATCAAGGTAATGCCTTAGCTAGCGGAGCTCTATACTTTGACTCAACTGACGATGCTATGAAAATCTACATAGGTGGTACATGGCATTTGGCGTATGCTGATATAGCAGGAGCACTAACCAAAGAAGGAAATTTATATGGCATTTCTAGCGCTACTGCTGCTAGACAAAATATTCAAGCAGCATACTTGCATGGGTCATCCGGACTAAACTTTGATGCCGCTCATCTTACTGCAGCAGTTATTACTGAGACGTCGGATAGACGAGTAAAAGACAATATTGTGCCTATTGATGGAGCACTTGACAAAGTCTGTAATATGAAGGGTGTAGAGTATACTAAAGTCGATTCAGACACTAAAGAGATTGGACTAATCGCTCAAGATGTTGAGGAGATTTTACCAGAAGTTGTCTCTACAGACGCAGAAGGTATGAAATCAGTCAGCTACGCTAGATTAGTAGCTGTACTTATTGAAGCTGTTAAAGAGCAACAACAACAAATTAATGAATTAAAAGGAGCGATTAATGGCTAAGTTAAAGACAACACAGATAGGTAATGGTTCTTGTGTGTATCTACCAGCGGATACATTTGGGTTTTCAGCAGGTAACACAGCTATTGTTGGTACGTCAGCGGCAAGAATTGACAAGAGCGATACTGGCGCGTACACACGTTATTGCTCTACTGATGCGTATAATGCGAAAAATATTTCGTGCACAACTTCAAACAGTACTGATACTAATCTAGAAATCGTACAAGTTGGCACTAATAGTGTAAGTATAGGGTATCATACTACAGCTACAGGCATTGCCGCTACTGCAATAGGTGCACACACGTCTGCATCAGGATGTATCGCACTAACCGCTGGTAAGTGTACTAGTGCTAAAGGTACACAGTCTGTATCCTTTGGCTACGCGTCAATAAGTTGTGGGGAGAACTCATTTGCAGTCGGGTCAGGTGTTTGTTCTATTGGTAATGCCAGTATAGCAGGTGGTACGGCGAGTAGTAGTAGCCTAGGTTATGCTTCCGTAGCAATTGGTTTTAATGCTGTGGCTTATGGTAGTTATTCGGCAGCCTTTAATAAGTGTACTAGGTCATGTGGTTACGCATCAGCAGCACTAGGAAATCGCACCACTGCTTCAGGGGCGCAGGCACTAGCATTAGGCAATACTACCACTGCATGTGGGTTTGTAGCTATCTCTGCAGGCTTCTGTAACGTTACTGCTGATGCTTATAACTTCTCTATGGGGTGTTGTTCTAATCGTATCACATTTGAGATGGACACTGGTAATGGCTATTTTGACGGCTCAGCTGATGTAGGCAACGCCGACTATGCTGAATATTTCCAACATGTTGAAGATTCTTGTCTAGATCGAGGAGTATTTGCTTCGTTAGCTGACGGGACGAATAAAGTTTGTGCAGGTAATACAGACATTATAGGGATTGTAAGTTCTGACCCAGCTATTGTTGGTGATGCACAATACTTCAAGTGGAAAGATAAATATAAGACTGATGAGTTTGGGCGTAAAGTTATTGAAAAACATATAAGAGTTGATGTTGTAGAAGCTACGGTAGATGAAATACCCGATGGAAATGATTTTAAGACATTTGTCACTGAACTAATCACCTCTAGAGAGCCTAATAATTACTTTAATTTAGGTGAGGAGCAAACGTTAATCGAGCTTCAAGATTTTCCTGAGACTTGTCAAGTTGGGGAACAAATTACATTTAATATCAAATATGAGACGACTGACGAAGTTGTAAATCCTAATTATGATCCAGATGCTGAGTATGTTCCTAGAGCTGAGCGGCCAGAATGGTCACCTATCGGACTACTTGGAAAGTTATGGGTATACAAAGCTGACTTAGATGTTGAGTACAACGTAGGGGATTACGTTACATCTAATACTGAAGGTAAAGCAGTAATAACAACTAAAGGTGACCCATTAGGTGCTTGGCGAATCTTAGAAGTAAGCCAGAATTTATTACGGGTACTATTCAAGTAAAGGAATTTATATGGAAGTAATATTCTATGGTCACCGTAAAGGTAACTTTTTTGATAAAGCTATCCGATGGTGGACATCTCCACTAAAGGATAAGCTATCAGGAAAGTGGAAAGATAGTTTTAGTCATGTAGAGTTATCCTTTAAACAAGGTGTTATGTGCAGTGCTAGCCAATATGAAAATAAAGTAAGATTTGCAGCTACTAGTCGTAGTGACGCATGGGTACGAGTCCAAATAAAATGTACTAATGAGGAAGCTAAACGTACTTATAAATTCTGCTTAGATCAGTTTAACAAACCATATGATTGGTTTGGTTTGTTCGGTTTCATCGTCCCATTTAGGACACAAGAAAAGGACAAATGGTTCTGCAGTGAATTATGTTGCGAAGCATTAAAGGTTGGAGGAATCCTACCAACGTATATAGTTAGCTCAAAGATCAGCCCTAATGGGTTATATAAGTTAGTTACGGAGAGGTTGTAATGCCAGTAGAGATGTGGATGGTGGATTTAGCCATAGGTGTTGGGACAATTATTTTTGGTTATGGTTTATTCAAGGGTAAGGTTAATGCTTTAGAAGAATCTATGGCTAAACATAATGAAGAGGACTCTGTATTTCATACGGATTTAGAGCGTCGACTGAATGCACAGTTTAAACGTATTGATGAGCTCCATACTAAAGTACTACTAACTCAAGCAGAGGCTAATAAACATGTTGACCTTCCAACTATAGAAGAGAAGTTTGTATCGAAGCGGGAGTTGGAATTACAACTTAAAAATATCGACTTAGAGTTAAACTACATTGCCAAGACTGGTACAGAGACTGCGGGAAAGTTAGATGTGTTGATAGATGTAGTTAATAAATTAGTAAAGGATTCCTAATGTTACGAACAGATGTTAAACTTATAATGCGATACGTTACAGTTGTCTTCTTCTTATATTTAGCATGGTATATATTGCAACCAAAGTTTTTAACATCTGTTAAAGACATTGGCGATATTGGAATAGGTGCTATCTATACATCCATACTGGGAAGTGCAGCGTGGATAATTAAAGCTAACTGGAGCACGTCAATGGATAAGGAGACTTAACTATGTTAACCCAAATAAAGTCTGAAATTTGGCTGATTATAGGTATTATCGGACTAATCTTAGCAGTAGGTATAGGTGTATACATAAACTCACTGAAAAGTACCATAAACTTACAACAAAAGCAGTACCTTCGACAGCAAATGAAAGTAGCAAATCTGCAGTTGGAAGTTGAGCGGTACTCTAACATTATCACATTACAGAATGATAGGATAAAACAATTAAAGATCCAAGAGCAGTTACATCGTAAAGAGTTGAATAGGTGGAAGTCATTACCGCCGGAAGTCAAATATAAGGTAATCTACCGTACCAAGTACAAAATCAAAAAGGTTAAATCAAATGAATGTAAAGATATCAAGACTATTATTAATGGGGTTCGTAACATCAATTATAATGAACTTTAGCGGTTGTTGTATTTTGGGTACGTGTCCTAAACCACCACCTATCTATGTTGATAAGCCAGTAAAAGTATATGTACCGGTTAAGTGTATTGTGCCAGACGCTAATTGTACATTCAATAAAGAAACTGACACAGAGGTTATTCAGAGTCTGTTAGAATGTATAATTGACATGAAACACAACGAAAAAGTATGTAAAAATTAGAATAGCTTAAAGGAGCATTAATGGGATTCACACCAAGAACAACAACACATACAGAACTATTTAATATTTGTGTAGATGCTCCTGATAGTATTCTAAACGCACTCCTAGAAGTTGATGGAGCCGGTTCTGGTTTAGATGCAGATTTACTCGACGGATTAGAAAGTTCACATTACTATAAGTCTGCTGCAGGTACGATTACTAGTGGGGATTGGAATACATTTAAAACTCATGGCGTATATAAAGTACAACATGCAAACTTTGATAATGACACTAATAACCCACCAGCATCTTATGCTTATGGTATTTTAAAGGTTGAGCGATCTGAGTACGGCGGAGAAGATAGAACTAACCAAACTTATATTCCTCATGGTACTTCTGATAAATTTATTTATCAGCGTATGTCTAATAATGATACTTGGACTGCTTGGAGTAAAGTTTTCCGTAACGGTTCTGGTGCTGGATCAGGGTTAGATGCGGATAAAGTAGACGGTTTACATGCGTCTCAGTTTTTGCGTAGTGATGCTATGACATCATTTAATACGGCTGGTAATAATTTACAGCTTGTTGGCGATACAGAAACTCGTACTGGGCTTCAGTGGAAACAAGGCAGTACGTGTGTGTGGGATCAACAAATTAAAGCTACTGGAGATTTACAGTTTGTAGGTACTACCAACCAAGCGTTTAACGTTGCTACTGATGGCGGTATGAATTTACGGTCAAGGACCGATACTTGCCCAGTTAACCTAAGATTTAGTAGTAATAGTGGTAGCGATTATTGTCAGTTCGGTACTATCAGCTATACGCATGCAGATAGTGCATCACACGGCCATACTGAAGAATTTACTATTAAGGGAAGTACAGATAATACAGGACTACGTCTAGAAGCAGATGTATATTTGGCTTCTAAAGCTAATAGTTGCTCTCATCCTATAATCTTTAATGGTACATCTGGAGAATCTGATACTAATGATAATGCTGGTGATTTTGCTATACGTGCAATTGGTGAGTGTTTAGTATTTTATGAACCTGAACAGTCAGGCGATATTCATATGGTTATTGAGGATGGTACTGGCGTAAACGCTAAATATGGGTTTAAAGAGAATGGTACTTGCCTTAAAGATAAATATATTAGGAAGACTGTAGCAGATACTTTTACAAAATTGACAGGTAGCGCATTACATGTTACGTCTGATGGTAGTAATTCTACGGCTATTTGTTTTGATAATGATGGTAATAAGAATATATCTACTAATGACGGTAGTGGTAACTTTACTATTAAATCAGGTGTAAATGCATCTAGTATGCACTATATTGCAGATAATACTGGTGCAACTAGTATTGTTATGGATTCCGATACTGTTGATGGATGTATCGCGTTAGGTGTGTCTAATAAGGGATTAGCTTGTGATTTAGTTAGTTATACTTCTGCGTTACTTGTAACAGATGGTATAAATGGCCTTAAATGGACACAAGGTAGTGATTTACATGCTGGAGCTTTAGCTACTAAATACACTGTATACCATTCTGGGAATATTCCTACATGGAATCAAAGTACAACAGGTAATGCGGCTACGGCGTCAAAACTACAAACTGCTAGAACTATATCACTTGGTGGAGACTTGAGTGGTAGTACAAGTTTTGATGGTACAAGTAATGTAACTATTACAGCAGATGTGGCTAATGATAGCCATTGTCATGATGGTAGATACTATACTAAAAGTACTGCTGATAGTTGTTATGGTAAAGTAGGCGGTAGTCTAGATCAATTTAAAGATTATGTTGATGGAGATAATCATTGGCATACTAATGGTAGAGATCTTAAAGTCAATGGGAAGCGGGCACTGGTAGGGTTTTCTACTAATGATGGAAATCTTTTACACATAAACTACGCCTGTGACTTTGCTACTGGTACTTGTATTTATGGTACGCTCAAAACTCAAAACGTCTATGGTAGTAATACTTATATGACTACTTTGTGTAGTTCAGGGGATACTACAATTGGTTATTATAGTAATAACGGCACAACTCACTGTGGTAGATTGTACTTTCGTACAGCTAAGTGTGTAGACAGTGCGGATGATATATGTACTAGTGGGTATATGTTTTTACATAGTGACGGAAGTATTAGAGCTAATGATGTTTTATGTGCTCCTAAACTTTGTTCAGATACTTTATGTAGTACTATTAAGGTTTCTTCTACTTGCGCATATATTACTAATGCTTGTATTCCGACTATACAATCAGAAGTATCTTGTAGTACTTGCAGTATTCTTAACGGGTATAATTTAGGTACGTGTGTATCCGATTTATGTGCGTGTGTTGGTACAAAAATCAATAGTTCCACTGCGTATTCGGCGTTCTTGCAGACAGGTGCGGATAGGGAACAGACGGTATCTGGTAGGTGTTTTCTGTTTAATAATGCTGCCCAGAAGATGTCAATGGATCCTAGAACTAGTTTGCCTAACTTTGATAATTCTAGCATAGGTGCTTTCCATATTTGGAATAAAGCAGATGAAGCAAGTGGGTATAATCCTGCCGGTATAGGTTTATATGATGGATCTGAGTATCAGTATTTAAGTACTGTTACAAACAATGGTATGTTACGTCATCAGAATGGTAATGGGTATTTAGAGACTGGTATAACAAATACTGGGTATGCTTCAATAAATACTGATAGAGCACTTATTAAAGTTAATAAAGGTGCTGAATTTGCTGGAGATGTATCATTAACTAATCACTCTGTCTGTTGGCGAGAAAATACTGATTATGCAGCTATCGGTTTTGTTAATACTAGTGATAGTGATACAAATAGCTACATGTGTTTTAAAACCGGGGATAATGGTAATGAGCACTTTAGATGGTATTCTCAGAATGGTGGAACTACGTCACTATGGATGCAACTAAATGGTGGTCACTTATCTATACCAGGTATTATGTGTGTTGGTGGTGGTCTTAAACAAGATGGTTTTACTATTCTGAATGGTAGTGATACGTGGTTAAGGACTAGTGGGAGTACCGGTTGGTATAATGCTACCTATGGTGGTGGTATGTATATGGTAGATAGTACCTGGGTACGTACCTACGGCGGTAAAGGATTATACACTACAGGTACTTTACGAGCTGATGGCGGTGTTCAGGTTGATGGCAAGTATGCTATCTCTGCTGATGCTAAAACTTTATATGAGGATGAAGTTGCTTTACACGATAAGTATGTGAATCAATGGACGGCTATTAGTCAATCTGGGAATGATGTAAAATGGTATCGTATTGCACATGTTTCTGGCACCCAAAACGCTCAAATAAAGTTAGATTTACAAGGGTCTTATGGATTTGGTTCAGGAGCTACCAACTATGGTTTAGTGGTATTTTTAGAACTGCAAAATAATCAGGACTCTGATGATAATATAGGGATTGATGGATTTCAATATGGCGGTACTGTACTAGACTTTGGCGTTGTAAAAATTGATAGTTATACTTATGATATTTATGTTAAAGTTAATACATTTATGGGTATGATTATATCAGCATTTAAATCTGATAATGCGAATCTCGTTACATTTACAGATGACTACAATAGTACTGATGCTCCTACTGATTTCATTAGCCACGCCACTGATATTAATACGATATGGTCGAGTAAGAATGATGGTTACGGTTCACAATTAGACGCTGGACGATTTGAAGGTAAAACTGGGCAAGATGTACTTAGTGCATATAATAATGCAAAAGCTTAAATAAAAGGAATAACATGGCAACTTTAACAGACTTTGCATGTGCTGTTGGTACAGACATAAAGAATTTAAATACTTGTGCTGGTACTAAATTATCATGCTCTGGTGGATACCTATCCGGCAATATTTGTAGAGATGCCCATTCTAGTGGGTATTTTGTGGGTGGGTATAATAATATTGGGGCCAGTAATACAAAGACCAACCCAATCTTCACGATTGGTGGTCATTACTTACCTGGGGATAATGATTTATGTAATATGTATGGTATCGGCTATTCGCACTGTAATGCTAATTATGATGGTATCTCTACAGTATTACATAATGGGTGGGGAATGTATGTAGCAGCTGCTGGGTGTGCTCGTATTGGTCTTAATGCAACAGCTGGTGTTGGCTGTGCTGTAGGGTGTTGGAAAGCTCCTACTGTTTGTGCTGATTTAAGACTAGCTTCAGTTTGTGGAGCTATTGACAATCTTTGTGTAAACTGTGCATGTATTAACTATACTACGATAGACTGTGCTAGTATAAATCATTTAACAGCTAATACATGTGTTAGTGGGACCATTACGGCTGAGTATGTATGTGCAACTAACACCTTGTGCAGCTCAGACATGGTCGTTGGTGATACGTTTAGAGCTAACTATGCGATGACAGTAGGACGTTTCAGTAACGATGATACGACACACAGTGCTACAATTACATTTAAATCTACAAAATGTGTAGATAGTGCTGACGATATATGTCACGCAGGTACACTTACGTACGATGAAAATGGTGGGTTTCACCTTTCAAGTACTCTACAAAGTACTACATTTATAGGGGATTGTTTAAGTATATCTGGAACTACATGCTTATATAGCGATGTAAGTATGAATAATAACCTATGCGTAGCTTCTAAGGTAAATATACAAGATACTTTAACAACAGCAAGCTCTAAAGTAAGTAGTTATGCTGGAGGTAATGGGGCTCCTGCTATAGCTTTATGTAATAGCGATATCAATGGAATCAATGCTCTAGTTTTTAACGACCCTTCTAACGTTACACATGAAGGTATTTTAGTTCCAACAAAAGATTCCCCTACACAGTTAGCTGACTACTCAAATCTAACTGCGAGAACAGATGGACAATGGTACGTAGCACCTAAAGCTAATGGTACTGCGTATAAGGTTTGGACTCAAGGCAATATGGGGCCTGGCAGTGGTTTAGACGCTGATAAAATTGATGGGATTGATAGTTCTCAGCTAGTGTATGGGGATAATAGTACCGGTACTCGCTGTAATGATAACTTTGATACCATAACTAAATCTGGATTTTATAATGCGCAGAATGCTACAGGTTCTCCTTATGATACACAGTGGACTTGGTTAGTACATCATGAACATTCTAACGATAATGGTTATGGGTTTCAAATGGCAGTATGTAATGCTGCTACTGCACGTTTAGCTATTAGAACTAAAATGGATGGAAGTGTAAAACCTTGGAGAGAAGTAGCATTTTTAGATAGTGATATTAGTGGAGATACTACTGGAAATGCGGCAACTGCAACAAAATTGGCTACAGCGCGAACAATAGGACTATCTGGTGATGTGTCAGGCTCAGCATCATTTGACGGCAGCTCAGATGTAACTATTATAGCTACTGTAGCGAATGATAGTCATACTCACGATACTAGATATTATACTAAGACTTGTACTGATAGTAAGTATGGAGCGAAAAGTGGGAGCTTAGATCAGTTTGCAGACTTTGCTGATGGCGATAATCACTGGCACACTGCAGGTAGAGACTTAAAAGTAAACAATAAAAGAGCTATGGTAGGTTTCTCTAGTACCGATGGTAATAAATTAGTTATTAATTATGACGACGATTTTTCGAATGGTACGTGTATATGTAAAAAGCTTAATACTGGTTGTGTATATGCCGGATTGTTGCAAGCTACATCAGTATGTAGTACATCTACAGCACGTGTTGGTTATCATAGTAATAATAATTCTACTCATTGTGGAGCTGTAGATTTTAGATCAACATTGTGTGTTGACGGTGCTGATGACATCTGTAAAACTGCTAGGATACACTTACAAACTGACAATACACTATGTATTAGTAATGATACTTGGGCTCCTAAATTTACTGCTTGTGATATTGTAACAACTAGATATGTCTGTGCTCCGTACGTCAAAGGAACTACTTGGGTATGTAGTCCTACTGTATGTGCTACGTCTAAAGTAAGTACTCCTACACTGTCTGTTGGTACTGTTTCGGAAGGGTTTAGTGTAGGTAGTGTAACTAAAACATCCGATACCACTATTCGTATTAAGTCTGATGATGGGCATCAAGCGTCTTTAATGGTCTATGGAGATATTCAAGGTACTGGTAGAGTTTATGTAGGACAGTCTCCTACTTATGGTGGTGGTATAGAATATAACGGGGATAATAATCCTGTAACTACTGGTGCTGGAGCCGATTATGTTACAATGTTTAGACGTAATTCAGGTACTGATTATTGGACGGCTAGAAATAAGTATGATGGGAATGATTGGGAATTTCGTGAAAATGCTATAGCACGACAATGCTTAGTAGCAGGTTATCACAGTAATGATAATACTTCGCATGCTGGTAGTTTGGTACTTAGAACGACGTGTTGTGTTGCTGATGCTGATGACGTATGTAGAACTGCAAAAATACAGCTATGGAATAATAATTGTGTTTATATAGATCATGGAATTGTTACTGGTGGTTCTGTTAAAGCTTGTGGTATTATTTGTAGTTGTAATGCAGATGGTAATGTATGTATTGGTGCTCAGAATACAACTTGGGCGCATCTAATGACTGATAGACCTAGTTTTTACACTAATAAGTCTTTATCGGTTAATGGTAGTATTTGCGTACATAGTGGGTTAGCTTGTATAGGAGCTAGTGGTACTATATTAGCTAAAACTTGTATGATTACACCTATGTTGTGTGGCTGGACCGGTGGTGTAGTAGGACGCTTCAGTAATGATAATACTACACATGCTGCTACTCTTACATTTAGATCTGCTAAATGTGTAGATAGTGCTAATGATACTTGCTATTCCGGGTATTTAAACTTTACAGAAAATGGGTATTTTCAGTTATCTGATCACTTATACGGACAAGATTTTCATGGTGGTTTATTTTCAGGTACGTGTTTGAGTATTAATGGTGTTGCTTGTGTATATAATGACATACGTACTAGTAGTAAAGTATATGCTAATAGTGGTATTTGCGTATCTAGTGGTACTATTACTACTGCACCAGGTAAGAATAGTAGTTACGCCGGTGGCGGTGGAGCTCCTGCAATTGCATTATGTAATAGTGAAATTAACGGAATTAACGCTTTAGTGTTTAATGATGTGTCTAACGGTCCTGGTGAGGGTATATTAGTACCTAAAACAGATAACCCGTCAGGGTTAGCTAACTACACTAGTTTATATGCTAGATGTGACGGTCAGTGGCATATAGCACCTACTGCTTGTTCTACGTCTTATAAGATCTTTCATCAAGGCAATATGGGACCTGGTAGTGGACTAGATGCAGATACTGTGGATGGAGTTGAAGCTAACTCATTAGCTAGGGCAGCTTTTAGGACTGACAATTCTGGTACAGACAGTACAACATGGTATAAAATTGCGAGAGTGACTCTATCAGGACGTTACCAAAATTATAACACGGAACTTCACTATATGAGTGAAGGTAGTAGTAATGTTATGCCGTATGTAGGTAAGCTTAATTTGCGTGTTAAGCAGCAAGCTGACTTTGGGAATGATCCTTATGTATCGGTATATGATTATTATGATGTAGCATCAGTTACAGATTTTAGTTACGTTATTGTTGATAATTCAGGACCATCTATTGTAGATATCTATGTAAAAAATAAATTAACTTATAACTATATTATAGGTACGCGTATTGAATCTTCTAGTGGTGCTGATAAAGTTGAATATTATGATTTAGCTACAAAACTTACTACGGAGCCTGCTGGGTTAGTACCTGCAGTTAAGCAGCATGTTGGACGTAGCTATGTGCAGACTTGTGGCGATACTATGACAGGCCAATTAAGTGTTTGTGGTAGTGGTACTATTGGTGGACCTAATGGTAGTGTTAATAATGGATATATTAGAGTTACGTGTGGTGGTGCTACGCTAGGTATAGATCCTAACGAAATTCAAACTACTGAGAGTGTATTGGGTTTATCTACTGCTGGTGGTACTGGGACATTAAAATTTAATGATCATACAGTTTGGCATGTAGGAAATATGGGAAGTGGGCATGGTTTAGATGCTGATAAGGTAGATGGATTACACGCTAGTCAATTTGTTAGAAGTGATGCTGAAGACCATGCCACGGGTAAATTGTGGTTAGATGGCGGAGCTGTAATAAATAGTCACGTGTGTTGGACAAACACTAAGAATATTGTTCTTAACGCTAACGCAGATAACGCTGAATGGTCATTTGATTTACATAAATGCGGATATACTGGTGCTAAGTGGCATGTATGGGATGAAGATAAAAGTTCATTGTTATCCGTACATCCTGATGATGGTACTGTTTGTACTCACTATAACTTAAGAGTCGGTAGTGCGCTGACTGTTGGCGGGTCAGCTGGACACTTTTTCAATGATGGTAATGGACGTACTGCGTATACTGGTGCGGACTTTTATATTCAGAGTGGTGCCCCTGTAACATACATTTATAGTCCTAATATCTACTTAGGAGATTCCGCAGGCTCTACTGTGTGGATGCGCGGCAATGCTTTAGTTGGTAATAATTGGGAGTTTAAAACTTCTGGTGAACTGTTAATACATAGCTCTACACCGACGATAAGATTAAAAGATGTAGATAGTACTGGCTCCAATAATGCTATTAAATTCCAAACAGGTGCTAGTCAGGACTTGGCAATTCGTCATGAGATCTCTGATAGTAATTTACCAACACCAGGGCAAGCAGTCGTAATACAGAATACATCTGATGCAGGTAATCATACGCAGTTAATAGTAGATGAAGATGTATATGTACATGGTGGGAGTGGTACTGATGTATCAGGTGCTGTTAGGGTGCTACATTTAGGAGATTGTGATGATTTTGAAACGGCATATAACGCTGCCAAAGCGTAAACTAAAAGGATAAATATATGGCAGATATGACAAGTTTAGGTACCTTAATTGGTACCGATATAAAAAATATAAATACATGTTTGGGTACAAAGTTGAATTGTGCTGGTGGGGCGCTATCTGGAACATTGTTAATGGATAAAATTGGTAGTTGTTCACAATCTATCTATTTTAAAAGCTCTGATTCGACCTCTGCTGATTTCGCTATCCGTTCTTACGGTGAAGGGTTAGATTTTTATGAGCCAGAAGATGGTTGTAAATTGCATATGAGAATTTGTGATGACTCTGGAGTTAATGCTGTCTATGGCTTGATGGAAAATAATGTTAAGTTATGTAATAAGTATTTAGGAAAAACAGCTAAAGCAGCGGATTCTGACAAATTAGATGGCCAATATAGTAGTGGGTTCAGGAGATCAATTGGTAATGCGTCTGCTAATGTTGGAGTTAATGGAGAATCTCATTGGGTAACTGTTGCTAAGAATGTCGGTGGTAGGCATAGCGGTACTGTTATTGTCAGTGACCAAGATAGTGGAGATCACTCATTTATTGAAATTAACTGGGTGCGTTCTTATCTAGACTCCTCGTTTAATGTTATTAATATTGGAGGACATGCTAACAAGATAACAGGTGTGCGGGTATTATATAATAACAATAATGATGGGTCTAATGGAAATATCTATAAAGAAAAATTGTTACAAGTACAAGTGACTGCTCAAAGTACATATTCAGTAAAAGTTATAAGTGACTCATACACACCTGGTTGGGGTGGGCATACTGTAGTTACACCAATTGTGGAAGATACAAAAACTGACTATTTAACTAAAGGCCCAGTACTTACAGATATTGCTTGTAATACAAGTGCTATACAGAAACATTTGACTGTTGGGGGCGATACTAAAGTACATGGAATGATGTGCTCCACTAAATCTTGCAGTAGTTGTGACTATGGGGCTTATATGTGCAGGAGCTGTATCAATACTATTGTAACTTGTGCAGATAAAGTATTGATGTCAGGTAATATTTGTAGAGATGCCCATTCTAGTGGCTATTTTGTTGGTGGGTATAATAATATTGGGGCCAGTAATACAAAGACCAACCCAATCTTCACGATTGGTGGTCATTACTTACCTGGGGATAATGATTTATGTAATATGTATGGTATCGGCTATTCTAACCATTGTGCTAACTATGATGGTATTTCTAATGTGCTAGGTGGCAGTAATTGGGGTTTATATGTGGCTTCTGCTGGGTGTGCTCGTATTGGTCTTGGATCAAGTAATGGTGTTGGCTGTGCTGTGAGTTGTTGGAAAGCTCCTGTTATATGTGGAACCACTGCCGTATGTACAGCGTGTATAGCTACTGGGCGATTGGAGGCTACAGCAGACATTACTGCTCAAGGTTGTATTTACTCGAATAGTTGTATTGTAACAAGTGGTATTATTAAGGGAGCTACAGTTTGTGGTTTTAATAAAGTAATTGGTCCTGTTGGATGTTTTACTACACAAAACACGGTAGGGTACTACAGTAACAACGATACAACACATTGCGGAAAAATAGAATTTCGTTCAGCGTTAAGTGTAGCAAATGCTGATGATACGTGTCTATCATCTTGCCTATATCTGCACACAAATAATATATTACACTCGAATGTATCTATATGTACTCAAAGATTATACACTAACATTACCTGTACTGATAGGATTAAATTTAAGCCTGGTACGGCTGGTAGTGATGATGCGTCAATTGAGTGGTTAGGTAGTGACAATGCTGGATGTTTAAGGATATCAACTAGTGATGATAATGGTTCTGAGCCAATAGAGTTTGGGGATTATGATAATACACACCAAGGTGGAGCTTTTTGTAGTTGGGGTAGATGGAATAGAGCAGGATTACAGCTATCTAATGATTTAGTAGTTAAAGGTGGTGATATATGTATCTGTAACGTTAATAAAGGTATCAGTTTTCAAGACTGTAATAGGATGTGGTTATCTACTGGTGGCAATAAAGACTGGGGGTTATTTTGGAATACTGATACTAACTCATTTGAGTTGAAGGCTGCTGGTACAACTAAACAGATCTTTGATATTGATGCTAATAGTATTACTGCTGGCTGTTTTTGCGGTAAAGCTAGTAGTGCTAATGGTGCAGATTGTGCTGACCATGCAAGATTTGCTTGTTGTGTATGTGTACACCAGACGGATACTGGAACTGGTGAGTATGAGATGGTTTGGCAAAATGCTGATAAGTGTCTGTATAGTTCGACTAGCTTTGTTATATACAGAGGTGGCACATCACGGGAAACTCCATTTATTAAAATTGGTGCTTGGGGGTCTGATGACGTAGATAGAACGTCAGCTATCTGTTTTAGAAGTCAGTGTAAGTGCGGTGACGGGGATACTGTATGTCATGCAGGATCAGTATACCTTGCAAAAGATGGAGACTTATATACTGCACAAAATTTCCACTCTAACGCACTATATTCTGGTGCTTTATGCGCTAATACTATCGGTGTAGGACAAACAGACGGTGTTTGTGGCCATGGTGTAAGTTTGTACGGTGGTCCGAGTAGCGGCATGCCAACATACGGTATGGCATTTGCAAAAACTTGTACGTATGGTACATATGGTTGTGTGTCTGGAGATTGGGCGACTTATCTTACTATGAGCACTAATGCAGGACGTGGGTGGATATTTAAAGCTGCTGGTGGTAGTAATGTCGCAAGTATTAGTAATGACGGTAGGATGTGGTTAAATAGTAGTATGTACTCTCCTACCATTTGTGGTTGTAATTACCAGACTAGAGACCAAAACAGTGGATACTGTCTAAAACACGTATCTAACAGTACTACACCTGTTTGCAGAACGTCTGGTAATATTATAACAGGTGGTAGTGATTATGCAGGGTTAGGTAAGCTTAACAATGTTGCGGTACAGACATGGTATGGATTTTCTATTAGTCCGACTATTAGTGGGCAAGCTATTGCTCAAGGTAAACCAGCATTTAGTGTTAACGCTAGAAATGGTTGTACGATTGTCGCAGGAAATGCTACAGCATTGGGATCAATTACAGCAGAATGCTCTATCACTGCAGGGCACTATAGTAACAACAATACGATCCATGGTGGTGTTATCCTATTCAAAGGGTCTAAATGTGTAGCGGATGCTGATGATATCTGTATTGTACAGCGCATATGTTTGAACCCTTATGCTGGCTCATTAGAGACAGCTACAACATTTTGCGCCTCACAACTCCATACAGATCTAGTATCAGCGTGCAACCTTCACGCAGAATGTACTGTAGAGATCGGTAGTATATCGTGCAATCGAGATAGTAAGTTGTCTGTATTTGCTGGCGATGCTAATGTAGCTACAATACAGGCACTAGGAAATAGTCAAGGAACAGGTAGATTATTCGTTGGCCAGTCCACTACTTATGGTGGAGGTATTGAGTACAATGGTGATAATAATCCTGTAACTACTGGTGCTGGAGCCGATTATGTTACGTTATATCAAAAACGAAACGGAACTTTTAATTGGACTGCTAAAAACTATGTTAATAGTTATAATTGGGAGTTTCGAGGGGATGTTAAAGCTGTATCGTTTACAGAGACTTCTGCTAAACGGTATAAAACTGATATTTGTGAGTATGGTAAACAAACTTGCGTTTTATGTAGTTTAGCTAAATTAAGACCAGTTACATATAAATTAAAGGAGGATTCAAATCATTGTAATCAGTATGGATTTATTGCAGAGGATGTGGAACAAGTATTCCCTGAATTTGTTCAGTATGACGTATCTGGTGAGCAGGTAGAAGGGCTTCAGTATGCTAAAATGGTTAGTGTACTAACCGCAGGTATACAAGAGTTAAAAGAGCTTGTTGAGAAGCAAGATAAACGAATAAAAGAGCTAGAGCAGATACTTTAGTTCTATAAATAATTTAAAGGAAACAAAATGGTATATTTAGAAAGTTTAACAATGATTGATGGGACAGAGATTGATGGTGTAGCTATTAGAGTTAATAGTGTACAAGTTCGTAGAGCTATGATGGTAGCTGATACAAAGTTTGAGTGTGAAGCTAATATAGAATTCTTCAGATACGATAAAGAAAATGAGCAACTAGGGGAGTATATACAAATACCTTTCTATAGTTTACAGTTCCCTTATGATGGTGCAGAAGATGGTAATATTATCAAACTAGCATATCTTGAGGTTGTAAAATTGCCGGCATTCACCGACGGCGTAGAGATATAAAGTAAAACAGTAAAAGGATATTTATGAGTAATTTTGAAAAGGCGTTAAACGAAGTATTAAAAGATGAGGGAGGGTACGTAAAAGACCCTCTCGATAATGGTGGTGAGACATTTAAAGGTATATCTAGACGTTACTTTCCTAAGTGGGAAGGGTGGGACATTGTAGATGTAAACCATTTTGATGAACGTTTAGATGATCTTGTGAGTAAGTTTTATAAGCACTACTTTTGGGATACTTTAAAGTTGGACGACGTACAGAGCCCATTTATAGCTGAAATGTTATTTAATGTTGGAATAAATCAAGGTAAGAAAGTTGTAACGAAGAAAGTGCAGCGTATCTTAGGCGTATCCGTAGATGGTATTATTGGGCCTAAGACGATAAGTGCTTTGAATAGTGTAGATGAAGGTAAATTTGTATTTCAATTTATTCTTGAAACTATTGACTTGTATGTACATATCGTAAACACACATACAAACCAACGAAAGTTCCTACTTGGTTGGTTAAATAGGGCGATGCGTTTATATCATAAATACCTACGAGAGGGTTAAATCTCTCGTAAGTATATGGTACGTTAAAAGTGTACAACCTTAACGTCCTCAATTCTCCCATCAGACTCTACAAATAATAACGTCTGACATGGTGTAATAGCAGAAAATCCTGACTGAACACCATATGATGTGTTACCAACCATTGTACCATTTACAATATTTAGACCTTTGTACTGGTTAGTTGCAGATATAAATGAATGTGTATGCCCAGATATTGCGTGCCTGTAAGGTTTACCAAACAGTTGGATACAAGTATCTTGAAGTTTAGATCTAGCTGCTACTGTAGTGGGGCTGTATGTACGTTGAGTATCTCCGTGCATCAGCAAAATATTTGCAGTATTTACATTTAATAGCTGGTAGCCTGTATCGGTCGTGTGTATTATTACATTATCCCATTTACCTGCTGTGATGATCTGCTTTAAAAGTAAATCGATTAACCTACCATAATCAAGATGTTTATTAGTTGTTTTAATGTCATCAGTTAAACGCTCATGATTAGATCCTGTTGAATATAGTTCTACTACTTCATAATGTGCTCGCAAAGTGTTTAGCATAGCAGTGTACAACTCAACGGCTTTAGCAATGCTCTCAATCACACTTCCCTCAGTTTCCCACATACCTCCATGAATCACACCTTTTAAGATATCTTTAAGGTCTGCAATTATTAACCTTTTTGACTGCTTATTACTATTTAGGATAGCTGAAGTAAAACGCTCGATACGTAATTTTGCCACTTCATAGTTATACTCATTATCCGGCACATCATTTGGTGTTACTACTTCACCTAAGTGAATATCAGACATAACTGCAATCAGACCATACATTGGTATATTAGCGGTAAGCTCTGCATGTGTAGTTAGCTCAGGCACCTCTATAGCATCAACAACAGATGATAATACAGACGTAAACTTATCTAAAGCTGCACCTTTAGCGATACTTCTACGTTTCGTAGCTCTATGATAATTCAACTCATTTCTAGAGTGTTGTAGTGATTTTTCTAACTGTAATGCTTTGGTTTCGATAACATCAAACTTTGTCTCAATACTTTCACCACTTAAATACTGCTCATAGCTTTCAGCTCTATCTTTAACCCTAATCTTCAAACCTTCTGATATGAACCAACGGCGTATTGCGTACTGATTAACACCAATAATGTCCTGCATCTCTTTCATAGATTTACCTTCTACATACATAGAAAGCAATAACTCTTCATAATCCTCCATACTACAACCTTATTTAGACTGTAGTTGTTTATCTAACTCAGCAATAATAGTATTACTATCGATACTGATATAGTATGGATCAAACGGGTTAAACTCTTGAATTTTCCCTTTGAAGTTAGTTAAGTTTGTATGTATTTTCCACCCAAACTGCCAAGCAGGGATACCACCATATAATGCTATAGCTGGTTTGTTATTTGCTGCCGCCATATGACATAAGCTACTATCAATACAAATTATTGCTTTAGCGTGCTTTGCAAGAATATTATATGCTATTGATGGCAACTCTAACTGCGTTGTATGAGGAAATTTAGGGTGCTCATTTGGTAAACTATAATCAACTATAGCAAGATCCGGATACTTAGCATGTATCTTCTGTAACAGCACATTAACAAATGGTATAGGATAATTACGCTGCTCATGCATCAACCCAGTATGATACTGCGACTCTTTCGGGTTAAAATCTACAGGACTTTGGCCTCCTGTAAACTGGACTAAGATAAAGTCCACTAATTCCTCAGCAATACTTTCTGCATGCTTTGTGAGATCTTCAGGTATGACTGGTAACTGCGGTAAATTGTCTGGAGAATATTCAACCCCTAACTCATTAGCCCAATACTCGAGTAGATGCTTATCGCCATATAAACTAAAATTACCTTTGTATGGTTCGCTATAAATTAAATCTGTAGTTACTCTACGTAAATCCTCAGTACCTACAGCATCTGGAGTAAATACTCCTTGAACCCCTGGTATACCTACATATACATCAGGATATGGGGACACGATATTGATAGCCCCGACTCCTGATTTACGTACCAATGCTGGAATCAATGATGTAAACATTATATGCTTACCTATACCACCCTCCACATTATAGGTTGGTGCTTTGACAATTTGTTGTGTTTGTTGTTTATTTTCCATTTGTTTCCTTTTTTGTTACTAATAGGTTTTGGTCAGCAAAGTAAATATACTTAAATTCAGCATTGTCTAACGTGTGTAGTGCATCTTCTACAGTTTCAACAAGAGGTTCCCCACTTAAGTTGAAGCTAGTATTCCCTAATACGCCTACTCCACTAAGTTTTTTATACTCGACAAGAATGTCGTATAGTACTTTGTTCTGCTCTCGAGTGACTGTTTGTACTCGTGTTGTTAGATCATGATGAACTACAGCAGGTATTTGTGCTTTAACATCTTCAGTTGTAGGAAATGCTACCATCATATAAGGACTACTAGTGATACCAATAGGATCCCAAAGTGTTGATAAATCTTCTTCAAGTACGCTACAAGCGAAAGGTCTAAAGTACTCACGTTTTTTAACGCGATTCATACTATCTTTCCCGTCGTGTAATGTTGGGTTAAATAAAAATGAACGATTACCTAAAGCTCTTGGACCTGCTTCTGAACGTCCTTGGTATAAAGCAACAATCTCACCCTCATCCACCAATTTAGCGATTTCTTTAAGATTTCCAGGCTTAGTTACCATGTACTCATAAATTGGTACCACATCATCAGCAGTATACTCCCCACCGGTGTAGTAGTTATCTATACCGCGAACCTTATTAATATCTCCACCTGCTGTGATAAATCCGTACTTTGCTGCACCTATACTATTACCTGAATCATTACAAGTAGGCTCAAACCAGAACTCGTAATCTGGAAACTTTTGAAGAAGTTTCGCATTATTTACAACATTTAACCCGTACCCGCCAGAGATACAAATATGTTTACTACTTGGATTCATTGCAATAGCCCTACTCACAAGCATAGTAGCTAGCTGTTCGCTAGTATATTGAATTTTTCTAGCGATATTTTCAGCGAACCCTTCAGGATTACCTTTATTTACCTGAGCTGTTACTGTATCTGTAACGCTAGTTGTCGCAGGATAGTGCGGTTCAAAGTACTCTAGCTTACCTCGATTACCTGTATATAATTGAGGGATACGACTATCGAATTTACCATAAGCAGCTAAACCCATTGTTTTTCCTGCTTCGATAGGGTGCCAACCTAATAACTGAGTTACGCCTTCATACATCTTCACTATGGTAGGCTCTGGCGCTACAGTTACATCACCAGACGTGCCTCTCAATTCAACGTTATTGGTTATAGCTTCTAGATGTAAGCGTTGAATACCTGCAGAAGCAGAAGCTTTAAATATCGACTCTGCCTCATAAGCAACATCAGTATCTGTAACTTTCAGCTCACTACCAGCACCATCAATGACAACTACAGTAGCATCATTAAATCCGCTATTTAAAAATGCGTTAGTAGCATGCATAAGATGGTGTTTATCGCTTACATCTATAACATTTTTAACAGTCGCTCCTAGTTTTTCCAAGAACTCAACGTAGTAACTCGTACCATTCCACGGCGTTGGTGTAATAGGTGTGGTTGCTGATAGTACTAATGTGTCAATCTCTTTTGTATATTCAAGTACTTTTAACAGTGCTTTAAAAGGATTACCATCTCTTTTTACTCTTGATAAGCGTTCTTCTTCTATATGCAGAACTAGCTCACCATCTTTTAGTAGTGCTACGGAACTGTTGTGTCCTATAGCAACTCCAAGTATGTAACTCATTTGCTACCCCCTTTGCAGTGTATACCAACATTATTAAAGTCTCTAAACTCATTTACTGGTCGTATAACATAACCTTTTTTGTTTACCCGTTGTAGTGTGCCTATTTTTATAGTCTCAACAGGTAATTTATATGTATTTGTTTGCAAATTGTCATTCCAAGATAATTCACTCATTTTATCGTCCCATAGAATGTCTGGAACACCAACCCATAAATCTTCAGACGGGACGATAAGTTTGGCGTCTGACAACTCAGTATAATACTTAGAACGCAAATAGTTCTCCTTTCCAAATAACTTATAAATCCAGTAACTATCACATAAGTCGTATAGTCCTGTCGTTTTCTTAACACCTGACGCAAGAACTAATGAGATAAACTCAGGACTGTCATCATTTGTAGCGTTAAACATATCTACTTTCTTTGCGGTACCTTTACCAGTAGCTAATTTTTTGACTTTAGTCACATGACTTTCTGCAAACAATAAATGCTCAGTCATGCATAGATCCTGTATCATCATATGTAGGGCAGCTAGAGGTCTAACAGACGTACTATTAATACCAAAAGGTAGACTCTCAATTACAATTGTAGTAACATTAAATTCTTTAACTAATTTACGTAACTCAGATAGTATGTAACGTATCCTCAATATGGTCTCTTGTTTTGGATCACTTTTAATGACTGTAAAACCTTCTAACGTGCCACCCTGCCATATTGTAACACCTGAAGCTGTTAGACTTTGGTCTATACTCATAATCATAAGACCAAATCCCGAACAGGTGCTGGCAGTTTCAACTGTTGGACCAACTGTAACAAATCACGCTTGTCGTTATAAGTTAATACGCCTATTTTCTCAATCCCAGAGTGTGGGACAAGATACAACTTAAAGCCGATATCAAGCTCATTCACAATCCTAAATGTCTTAATAAGGGCACGCCGATCTGTATAGCCAGGCACCCAACTAGGTAAATCGATTATAGTAGAACGATCTATAGTCGGTAAAATAGGTCTAATCTCTAATAAAAATTGGACGGCCATAGGGTATCTAAAAAGGTATGGTATATTGTCTGTTGTAGCAATAGCTGTAAGTGGGGCTAGTACTCCGTCAAACTCAAGATCTGTGTTGTTTGTAATCTCCTGTATAGCCGTACCTAACAGCTTATGCTTTGCTAAGGTACAGACAAGTCCAACTAACACATCCTCGATACCTCTTGGTCTGTAGGTTGGCTTTAAATGAAAGCCATCCAGCAGTGCTGTTGCTACTGATTGCATTTAGACCCCCTCAAGTAATGTTTTAACATAAGTTTCCTTTCCCTTAAATTTACCAGACTCGCATACCTTACTTACTAATGTCTGAATCAAGTCTGTAGAGTCTGGTATGTCTTCAACTTCTGCATTTGTAACATCAATTACTTTAGTATAAAATACATTATTAAATTTTGGTAGTTTATTTAGCTCTTCTAACGTCCCATTTACAACTACTTTGTAAAGGTCTGTAGGATTTGGTTCAAAATCCATGAAAGCATCGGCTTCTCCTACTAATTTAATCTTTTGTGGTAGTTGTAAATCTACATACTCCCAAGATAAGTCATCATTAATCACAATATAAGAACCAGTAGGTTTACTAGATGTGAATGCTACTTGGTATGGGGATGAGGTATAGAAGGCATTACTTGCAACTTTGTACTTATGATGAATATCTCCAAACACGCAAAGTTTGTAGTTTTTAATAAACTGCATATCTCGCTCAGCCTTAATATGCGGAGGCATGTTGGCTCTAACATGTGTAATTAAAACATCAGCTGAACCAGTAGTAAGTCTCTTTAATACGCTCCAAGACGTGAGGCGGTATGTATTACCATCTAAACTGATTATCTTATCTTTAATATATTCACAATTGTGTGGAAGCACAAAGTCATATAATGATAGTCGCTTTTTTACGTTGATAGCTTCGTGATTTCCATCTAACAATAATACCTTAGAGACTTTACTTATCTCAGTAATAAAGTACTGAGCGAGCTGTACCTCCTCTAAGGTTGGTGGCATACTGTCCAGCAGATCACCATTAATGATAACTACTTGGTACGACTTATCAACAAAATGTGCCGCCAGCTGCATCACACGACGTTCCTCAAACAGCTTATGCTGCCTGAGTTTAATGTGTATATCGGATACTACTGCTACCAAGCTAGATCATCATCCGGCTCTTCTTGAGTACCAGACCCTACTGGAGTAGCTTGCTTTGTACTATCAGGTGCTTGTAAACTCTCACGCCATGCTGCCATTTTCTTAGCTACGTCTGAAATCATATCACGAGTTTCAGGATTTGAAAAGAAATCAGCTGGACGCGGTGTAAATACACTTGCATCAGTATCAATAACCGTATAAGTTGTACTACCTTTTTTCTCTTTTTTAAATTTTAATGTATAAATTCCGTCCATGAGACCTTTTGACGGTTTATTATCAGTCAGAACCCCAAATGTATAATATGTTTTCCCTGAAATCTCATAGATTGCTGGAATCCAAGGACTTTTAGCATCAGAACGTACAAGTACGCCCATAATTTTACGCATTTTCCAACCTGCGGCCTTTTTATCTTCCTTAGATTTAGGTAATGGTTCACCATTAGCTAGGTTAACAGCTGAAGCCATCCCAGTAGTTACATCAGTAAACACATTTGAAGTCTCTGTACGTTCTTTTACGTCGTCCCAACGACTATATTGATATGCTGTATCAATCACGAAAATATCAAAAGACACACCTAAATTGATACCCTTATCAGTAATAATACGCTCACCTGCATCATTTTTCTCGGACTGTACGTTTACAACATGCTCACCCCATTTACCTAGTTCGCTGTCCATATCGGCAATCTTCTTTACGAATGAGAATGGTGCACCTTTTCCGCCAGTATTTGATTCCATTTGTGCTAACATTAATGCTGCTGTTTCTTCTCCAAATACTGCTATTAACTCTTCTCTACTCATTGTTACATTTTCCATTATATTTCCTTTGTTTTACGCTGTTGTTACGTTGTTTAAATTTATGTATTGTTGAACTATTAACCTTACCTCTTACCACGTTATTATGAGTCTTGTGTTATGCTGATATCATTTGCACTCCTTATTAAATTAGTTTAATTATACACTATTAATGCTTAATTTAAGCTTAAAGCATACTCAATAAATGGTAATTTTGGTTGAAATTTCGTACCATTCCACGTGAATTTTACTTTATTTGTAGAATTTGACAAATGTTGAGCAGTGTATGCCATATAATGTACTGTAAAATTACCAATCTGTTGTCGAATACTACGTTTAAAGTTTTTGTAGTTAAGAGTCACGACTACTGGTTCCGTACTATAAAAGTATTCTGTAAACCTCTCCAATTCAAGTTTGCAAGGCTCACAAATACCTGTTTCAGTAACCTCAGTATCTCCACAGATAGCACATACAGGAATATCTATCGGCCGACCTAAAACCTCATAAATATTTATAACCTCAGCAACATCTACAAGTAATAGTAGTAATTGACCTTTGGTTAATCCTAGTGTTTTAGGTGTTGATAAGTAACTTAATACCTTAAGTGTTTTGAATGATAACTTGGAGCTATCTTGGGTATTAAAATAACTAATAATATCAGTTAATAGGTCATTGGGCTCTCTTGTAGTATGTCGCATCTTAGGCCTCTTAATTACCTCTGCTGCCATAATATTTAACAGCAGAGGTAATCCTGGGATATATATATCTTGTATTATCCTAGTCTCTTTAAGCGCTAGCGTTTTTAGGCTAGCAACATCATCAAATACTTGTAATATATCATCAATATTTATACTTGAATCACTCATATATAACCTCCTCAATTGTAGCTATCCCACCCTCTTTAATAACTTTGATGCTTCCTGTAAACGCAATTTTATCTAGTTGCTGTCCGTGTGATACTAATGCAATAAATTTTTGATCATTAGTAATTAGATAGTCAAACAGTTTCGCTAAGTCATCACTAGCTGATGAATCTAAAGTATCTAACGACTCGTCGAATATTAATAAGTTTGTGGACGCATTTGTTAGATCTTTAATCGTGTATAGCATCCCAAGCAATAATATTAAACGCATTCGAGTCTTTTCTCCACCAGATAATGAGTTTACGTGTATATTTTTGTTAAATCTTACATCATAAATAACAAAATCCACGCTAGATTTACTAGTTGTAGCTTGTACCGAGATATAAGGCAAGTTTACAAACGTTTTAAACTGGTTTAAGTAGGAGTTTAAGACCACTACAAATGTCTGTAATAGCTGCTTATGTAGATTTCCGCTTTTTATAATGCTTGACGTGTGGGATAGTATGTAATAGTCATCCTTCAACCTTCCCAATACAGCCTCAGCTTGTACTAAATCTTTGCGTAGGTTAGCTGTCTTATCTAAATTATCCTCATATATTTGATTCTTGGTATCAGCTGCTGTGATATCTAGTGTGATTCTATTGATTTCATCTGATAGCTCGATCTTCGTATCCTCTAACAGTGTTATAGTCTTAAAGATATCGTATGGCAATTCAGCTAAACTACGCTCAATCTCTGATAACTGCAACTCCAGGTCTGATATCGCTAGCTGAGACACGTTAATCGCGGCACCACAACACTTACATAATCCACTTTTCATATCTAGAAGTTTAGCTTCAGTGCTTGTTTGCTCTTCTTGTAAGCGTCTAAGTTGTGTACGGTACTCTTTATACTTAGTTAGTTTCGCATTCACATCAACTAACTTGGATACAAGTGACGCTTTATTTTTATGCATCCCAGACGTATCTATTTTGGTATATGTTGATAGCAAATCTAAACTGTTATTTATAGTTTTGATGCTAGACACTTTGCTGCTGATTTGGGAGTCTAAATCCTTAATTCGAGCTTTTACTCCTTTATCGATTGCAGATATCTGATTAAAGTCTAGTATAATTTTCATCAGACTAGAAGATGAGAAATTATCTAACAAATCACTGATAGTTGTATGTGTGATGAATGTAAGAGTAATAAATGTAGTCAAATCCATACCAATAATATCTTGGATACGGCGTAACGCTCTTGGTATGGATGTTAAGCCTAGGTCTTTACCATCCTCAAGGATTGTTATTTTCATTAATTCTCTGTCATTAATTACTGTGTACACATGTCCAGACTTTTCAAACTCCGTAGTAAGTTTATACTCTACTGTAGTACCACTCCCTATAAGCCGCCTAGATGTATCCTCAATAGGGATATTCAACGTCGTACGATTAAACAAACACTGCTGTACAGCCTCAAGTATAGTAGTCTTGCTACTACCATTTGATGAGAAAGGTCCATCCCTATTCTCACCATAGATTGACCACAAACCGGCCTTGTATTCTAATTTTACATCTTTAACTGCTTTAAAGTTTTGTATATGTATCCAGTTAAACTTCATTTGTTCCGATATCTCCATATTCTTTCATCGTAATCTCCTCAAGTATTTTATCCCCATATGGGTTTGGTATAAATTTAAACTTATACATCTTGGTACGTAATTGTCCTTGTAAATAACCTTGCACGTGGTAACGTGTTTTATACTTCTGTAGGCGTAGTACACCGGTAGAAAACTTAATACCCTCACCATGACTCAAAGCGTCATCAATAACAGCTCTAAAGGCCTTATACAGACGTTTCCCGTAGGTATTAGGTACCTGCAATTCATAAGCTAGACGCTTCGATAGCTCTTCCTCAGAAATGGATTTACCTGGAGCAGCTCGTGTCTTTTCAAAATCTCTATTAGTCCAACGTACGTCTGGATCTTCTAAATTATTTCCCATTAAATACCTTTCTGGCTGCTTCTGTCAATATTATTGGACGGTTAAAATACTCAAAACCTTTATTAAATGCGTCAAACTGTTTATCTGGCAGTGGACGCTTTAGTGCTGCAATATACTGCTTCTGTTGTTCTGGTGTAAGCTGTGAAATATCCATCAATGTGCTTCCAAGTCTATAATTAACATCAATAACCTCATCTATCGTAGACGCTACACCATATTCAACATACTTTGGAGGGACTTTAAATACTGCTGGATTCTTCTGCTTGTTTATGAAATTGTGAATCTCCTCTCTTAAGATGTCCAGAGTAACCTCTCCTCGCATTTTACAACTCTCCCATATAATATCTGCTTTTTCTTTTCCGAGGTAGCGTATATTTATAATAGAGTCTCCATCATCCCCGTATAAAGCTTTGCGTAGAGTAAACTCTTCACGAGTACTAACATTATACATTAAACGGACGTATTCAGGACCTTTATCTTCTTCTCGAGGATAAGGGCTAATGATCTTCACGTTATCTCTATTAATGACAGAATGTAGCCAATCTAGATCTCTAGTGATTAACCCAACCCTATTATGTGAATCTTGTGATAACGTATGGGCTAGTATCGATGCAACATCATCAGCCTCTACATCATTTATATCCATTACCGTTATAGGGAGCTCATTTTTAAGTAGTTCAATAAATTTAACATACTCCTCACTAAATAACTTATGAGCATCTTGTTCTGCTTGTGATTTCTTTGTCATCTGTTCTCTACGTTTACCTTTGTAGTAAGGTGATATAGCTAATCGATGCGTAGAAGACCCTAAATCAGCAACAACGTACACCTTACCTTTAGGTCTGCTAATTAAAGTCCTAGCAATATCATTTATAGACTCTAATACATCTCTACCAGTCTGTTTACAGCCGTAAAATATCAACTTAGTGTCTACTATGTAATGGTACGTAAAAGTGCTCATATTTTAGGCACCTCTACAACTGTAACTTCTTTTGTTATGTATCTTATAATATACCATAATGCTTGTAACTTCGAGTCTACCAACTCGTACTCGTACGAGTTTGTCTTTTTATCGTATATAGATACTAAATATGCTGTGCTATATGCTTTTTTCATTAATTGTCTCCTTTATTCATTTACTCTCGATAATTTCGCGTCGTAACAGCATTTCTTTATATTTTTCGACGCGACTCCTGTAGCCTACACACTCACGATATGCGATGAGCTCTGCAAAATCCTCTCTGCTAATAATCTGCAGTTTGGCGGAATACTCAACATCTCCAAACATTGTACTAAACCGTTTATTTATTTGTGTGTGGCCTAATAAAGTTTCAGCTGCCTGCTCCGTAAGTCTTCTTTTTACCATACCTTCAATAGTCTCTTGCGGTTGTTGCTCCAACAACTCATGAGAAACCTTTACTGTGGCTAATACCTCCTGCATTAGTACCTCCTTACTAATAAAAATTTGCGGAATTCTTTCCTTTACAACTCAGAGCTATGCTCTTCGTATAGATATAGGTATAGATTACTATAACGTATTCGTGTTGTGTCATATAACTAAATGTTATATCAAAATACAAGTGAAATTTTTCACAACGTTTATATGTTTTTATACTCGTTTATAGACGTTTATATACGTTTAAAGGTTAGCGAAACATCGTGCTACAGGGGTCTGTAGAGGATTCTCAACACTTGATAATGTAATTTCAACACTTGATAATGTAATTTCAACACTTGATAATGTAATTTCAACACTTGATAATGTAATTTCAACACTTGATAATGTAAAAACTATAAAAACATCATATTTTGGTTCTACGTTTCCATATCAGTGTTTCATATATCTCGTCATACTTTACACCACTAAATGTCGATTCATCATCATTCAAAGCCTTAACAACTTTCTGTACTTCATATATATTTGCTTTTGATTTTGGTAGTCTGCAAATATCCACCATATCATCTAGCGTAATACCTACACGCTTTCGTATGCGATTATCCTGCATCGTAAGATACCAGAACAAGGCGCGCTGGTGTGGTCCAGATAAGCGCATCAACATCTTAAGCGAAGCTGAAGCAAACTTTTCAGATAAATTTAAAAGGTATGGCGCTAAGCGTTGGTTGATTAGTAGTGTAATCTTCCCAGCTTTCCATATACTTGTCGTAAAAATTACTTCAGTGATACGTTTATCGGTGTCTTCGTCAGTAAACGTAACTGTGACGCCTACAGCCTTTTGTACAGCTAAAGCACAGTTACGTTTACTCATAGGCATCAAATCGGTGAAATCCTCCCAATCAATCTGTATAGGTTTTATTTCACAATCTCCGTCACCAGATGTACCGTTATGGATATGACTTATAGCGTAATACATAAGGGCTGCTGTATTGGCCTCTTTAGGTACATCTATCACATGTCTAGCCATATCATTACGCATCACCACTTGATAATTTTCAACATTACGTATATATCCTTTACGCTTACTCAAAACTCATCTCCTGGATCCCATATTATAGGTTTGGCTAAGCCTTTACTTTTAACACCTTCTAGAAACTCATTAGCGTCCTTATATGGCGAGTTACGTACTAGTGTGACCATTGGATGGGCTACAATATTGAACCACTGCGAGTAGTATGGGAGCACACTAACCATACCTAATTGTCCAGCCTTGTCATTATCGAAGGCTATAGTTATATCCTCTACACCTATAGATATTAAATCTTCAATACGCCGTATTGTTGGAGGCGATACGCCAAACGACGGTATCGATGGAACACCCATTTGGATATAGGATACCGCATCCATAATACCCTCCGTTAAGACTACATGCTTAACTTGTTGTTCTTTTAACTGATCGTAGCGATATACAATTGAAGTAGCTGGCATAAGTTTAGGACGTAACCATTTAGCCTCTTTAGCTCGCGCTGTGTCGTCAACAATACGAGCATCAAACCCTACTGGAGCGCCTCTATAGTAGATTGGGAAAATGTAACGACCTCTAAATCTGCCACGACTGCAATAATAAACACCAAGCTCCTGTAATAGCTTACTAGATATACCTCTCCAGTCCGTAGAGACATAATAATCTATAGGCGGAAGATTTACCTTAGTAAAGTCTGCAATATCTTCAGCGTCCTCTGTCAGAATATTGGAATATCTCATCTGCCATAGTAGTTCTTCTTCATCTACCCCGGCAGTATCATCTTCTGTTATAAATTTCTCGGAGTGTCCACAACTGAAACAGTTAAATATGGCACTGTGTTTATTTATCCCTGCTGAAGGGTGCGTATCGTGGTGTTCTGGATTTATGCAACGACATTTGATCCAATCCGATAATGGGTTGTCAACATAGTCAATATGAAGTCTATCTAACTTCTTCTTGATTAGTTCTGTATAGTCCATCTATTCTCCTATTGCTAGTATGACAGGATTACTATGTCGTAACTCATTTGGATACCCAAACGGATTTACTATAATATCGGTCCCAGCAATGGTAGCATGTGCTTTTGTATGAGTATGGCCAGCTAACCAATACTGCATACTTCCATCTTTTACTAAATCTTCACAATCCATCACAAAAAACCCAGTAGTCGGCTCCAATCTGTACTCTGGAGCTAGTAGTGCTTCATTCATTGCTGGTGGATAATGTGAAATCATTACATCACATTCCTTATACACAGATTTTAGCTTAGGAAGCTCCATTAAATACATTTCTTCAGGATCGTCTAAGTTATCTATCCAAACAGCATCGTTTAGGGTCTGGCTGTAAAATCCTAACACTTTATCCTTATCCCAACCAAACTTTAGGACTTTATTGATGTATGGGGTACCATAAGACCAACCCATAGCACCACCAAATGTTACACCATCTATAGTTTTAGTTGTGCCGTTAAGTATTGTTACAACTTCTGATTCGTAGTTTACGTACTCAGTAAACCGTTTCATCGACGTATTGTGATTATCATTATATAGATCATGATTACCTAACACAGCAATCACATGCTTAAAGTTAAATATTACTGCAATTCTTTCAAGTACGTATAAGGATTGTTTAGTGTCGTGCCCTAAGTCTCCTGGAACACACAATACTTCAACACTAATATCAGAACTTAAAACATCCTTAAACACCTCATAAATTTCAATGTCCTTTGCGTTAGCACGTACATGTGAGCTAATATGTAAATCAGAAAGTACATTTATCTTCATAACATCTCCTTAATGCAACACGTACGCAACACGTACATCTTTGTCGTAACACTTAGTACATGTGTCGCAAGTTTTTGTGTCTTACTTGGATCGGAAGCTGGACATACCCAAATACCATTCTTAGCAGCCTCAGGAATATCATTCACTCGTATTACAAAAGACATAATACCAGTACGTTCTAAGTTATTTAAGCCGATAGCGTCAGCTGATGGTCTTATACTTACATTTGGCAGCTTCCGAATATCGATATTTCCATCCATAAATAGTGCTGTTGCAATCTTATAGATCTTATCTGACCTAGTAGGAATCCAGTGCTTAACGTTAGGGGTTTTAAGTATAACCTCTTTTATTTTTAATGCAGTAGCTGCATCTGGAATATCTCCAGAATCAAACCAACGAAAATAATCATATTTAGCTACCTCTTTAACCATATTGTTTACCCAATCTGGATTTTGTAATCCTTCTAAATTGTAATCTCTAACTGCTTTTACTACAGGAAATCTGTACATACCTTTTGTCGCATAGCACTCCTTACAAACGTCTACTATTTCGCCGCTTGGATATTTACTCCCTGGACACGTTTTGCGTGCCTGGAGACTCCAACATCCTACCTTTTTACCTGTTATTTTCATCTTACTTGGTTTACTTATTTTAATCACTTATACTCCTATATTAGGCATTTAATCTAATGCCGGTATCTTTAAATTTCATCCAATGTAAACGTCCTTCGACTAGACTATGGATTAATTTAGCGTATCTATTTTTAACTGCATATACTACAAATGCGTCCTCATCAGAGGCGTCTAACTTTTTAGTGTAGAGCACTACTGATGAACTAAAGACTAATTCAGCAGATCCTCTAGATACTAATGACACATTGTATTCATTTTCAATCTTAACTTCTGCTACCTGAGCTGCAGTTACAACAACAATTCCGTGCGTTACCGTCATTTTATGTAGGGATTTTACTAAATTACTCAGCGTTTTCCATGAGTCTGTTGCTGTAGAAGATCCGATCAATCCTAAGTAGTCAATATATACACCTCTAACGTCACTTGTTTGGGCTTGAACAGATACCATAGCTAGTAGCTCTTTATCATCTAACTGCTCTGTGACAATCTTAAAGTCATCTTGACGTTCACCCCAAAATTCTTTCATTTTAGTGTCAATAAGTTTTCGTTCTTCTTCAGTAAGGCTATCTTGAATTATCTTATTGAAATCAATTTCACAAACATGAGATTTTAAACGAGCACCTAATGCTTTAGCTGATAACTCTAACGAAATAAATAGAACAGCTTGACCTTCTTTAAAGGCCTCAATAGCAGACGATAACAGTTGTACAGTTTTACCGCCACCGGAGCTTGCTGTAATAAGAGTAACGCCTGAAAATCTATTACCTAACAGTTCATCAAATTCTTCTCCAAATCCTGATGGGACGCTGTGTATTACTTCATCATTGTCCATAACATCAGCCATAGCGTTTATCTCTACACTACCTAATGATACTTCTTGCAAGGTCTCAGCTAGTAATGTTTTAACTGTGTCGAAGTCTTTATTACGTTGAGCTTCAACTAGCTGCTCCATTTTATCGTCTACAGCGCGTAGTGTCCTTGCACCTTTTAAACCGGATATAACTTCATCATCGCCAACGTCTGAAACATCTTCAGGTAAAGCCTCTACGACAGCTTGAAATGGGCCTACCACGTTAGCAGGTGCTCGATTAGCTATTGTCGCTGACAGTGATAACTTATTTGGTAAGGTACTGTTATCTGCATAGTGCTGAATGATTAGTGAATATATTTTATTCTCTTTCCCTGTAAATAAGCTCTCATCTAAATCTTGTAATATTGTAATATTGCCTTTTAGTAATTTAGCTAAGGCTAATCTTTGATAGTTTATTCGCATATCTCTCCTTTTAAATTGTTAGCTTAATAGCTATCAGAAGGGCTGTATCGCCCCTCAAATAGATATTAATCATGCTCTTCGGTTGAATCCCCTGACCATTTATCTATTACTTCTTGAGCTTTTTCAAACTCTTCTTTAGCTAAGCGTTTTTCCTCCTCCTTTAAATACTCTAAAGTTTGTGCCTTGCGTGCAGCCATAACAGACTCCCAACGTTGTAATATCTCATCTCGCGCCATAAATATATCAGTACCAGCAAGTACCGACTCAATTTCATCAGAGGATAAAAATGTGTCATATACATCACGGAAAAATGATTCAAAGTGTGGCAAATCAAACTTATACCGAGCTTTGTGCTCATTCGCTTTTAATACTCCGTTAGACCCAGACCACGCATGTATCATTATCGAGCCCCAAGTACTGACCTCGATAGTATCCATAGCCATTAATAGCATAGTACCTGCTGATGCTACATCTCCAACTACTCGTCCGTGTATACTAGCTTGGCATGTCAATATTGCATCTAATATAAACATCGCAGTATAAGCATCCCCACCAGGAGTACTTAATATAAATTCGACAGTATCTTGCTCCTTCGCAGCTTTAAGTACTTCTACTATCTCAATAACGCTGTGTGGATCACCTAATGCGGTCGTAATGTAAATACGTGTATGTAATTTGTCACAACCAGCTTGCGTCGATAATATTGGATATTGCTTACTCCAGATATCTTTAGCTTCATCGTCAACAAGCTCCGTTGTATTTCCTTTTAAACTAGCACTAAACACTACTTATTCTCCTCAAACCATTTTAGTATCTCTTTATCTGTAGAGTACATCCCGGTAGCCTCAAAGTAGACTTCACGCATTGCCGGCGTTACTGTTTCATATTTCATGTTTCTTCCCTTCAAATAAATCATCAATGTATTCCACAAATGCTGACCGGTATACATTATCCAATCGTACATAAGAAATAAACTCCGTGTTTCCAAATTCGCCTCCTAACACTCTAAAACCTTCTTTGGCTCTATTTATACCATATACCTGCCCTACTGGATCACCTGCCAGTATAACTTTCGTACCTTCACCTGCTCTAGTTAATAACATTTTCAGCATATCACGAGATAGTAGTTGGTACTCATCACAAATAATGGCCTCATCTTGCTGCAAGCTTAGCCCTTGTATACTTTCTAAACTTACGAACTCAAAAACTTCTGCTAGTAGTGTAGCTGCCTGATCTTCCCCTAATAGGAATTTTAGGTTTGATGTTATACCCAACAACCACTGAGCGGATTTAGCTTCTAAATCACCAGGAGCAAATCCAAGTTCTAGTGATTTATCAATAGGAATAGGGGCTCTTGTATAGTAGATTTTCTTGTACTTTTTGTGTTGTCGTTGTCCAATAGTCCTAGCAAGTAGGCCGACAAGTGCTGACATAGTTTTAGAGGAGCCAACACGACCCTCTAAAACTGTTAATGATACATCACTAAATGCACTGTCCCAAGCGCACTGTTGTAGTGCGTCTAAAGGTGTTACAAGTATTCCAGCGTCTTTATAAGGTTTCGATGTTTTAGCTACACGCGTTACTTTCGTACCCTGCCGTTTCCATATATCAGTTTTTCCACCAACACGTTTAATCATAACATACTGGTTAATTTTCAGTTGTACACCAATGACCGCTTCAAATTCTTCTAACGGTAACTCTTTTATTGGTACATAGTGCTCATAACTTAGATCACCGTCTACTTCAATATAGCCAGAGTACTCGATCTGCGTAAATTCGTCAACAGTATTATCAACAACGTCTAAACCTTTGCTAATAGCTATCATACGACACCCAATATCATTAGTTAGTAATTTGCCTCCTGCTCGCCTAACACTTTCTACAATACGTTCATCGTTTGTAACGATATCTGTAGGTATATCTACTACCTCAACACCTCGCTTAATTGCTAGATATGTAGACTTAATAGCCATTCTAGCTGCGTACCCAGTCTGCTCATTCCCTTTTAGCCCGTCCAATTCACGTAAAACTGTAAACGGGATAGCATACGTATCAGTAGCTACCCCTACCAGAAAGTCTGGATCGTCTAATAATATGTTTGTATCTACAAATATTTTTTGCATGCTATCCTTTCAATTGTTCTGCTGTTGCTACTAGCGGTGTTACATTCATATAGTCATGGTGGTCATAATAACCTTCCTGCGCTATAGGCGTATCATCAACTGGAGTCTGTGGATGTGTTTTATCATACCACTTCTTCTGCAACCTATAATTAAGGTAAGAGCTAATCCCACCAGTTACCAATATTCCGTATATTATCACCATATACCACTGCATACATCTCCTTCTACTTAAAGTAAAAACCCAGAGTAATCTTCATCCGTTACCTCTGTATCTAACTTACCTAACAGATAATTCGCACTATCTGTCTCTTTCATGGCAACTTGTACATTTGATAAGTTGCTATACTTATCTACCCAAATGCATGGATTTTTTACACGCTTAACAAAGTGTGGTAGCTTCACATTAGACATAACATTATATAAATTGTACTGCACATACTGTTTCATAATAGCATTACTCACCCCTAGCAGAGGTATAGTCTCTCCCTCAGGGTAACAATAGTCTATCCACTCTAAGTCTGTTTCATACGCATCCTTATACATCTGTATTGCTTGTTCTTCAACTTCTGCAAATGCACTAGACCACTCTAAATCGGCTTTTAGTCGTTTTATTAGGTAGTTTGATATCTGATAATGCATGATTTCATCCATAGATATCTTAGTTACAGCTTTCGCTGAACTTTCCATTATATGATTTTCTGCAAACGCAAAAGTAGTCACAAATGAAGATTTAAAGAAAACCGACTCAAGTATGTTTAGAGCATACAGAGACAATACGATAGACTTTTTATGGTTATACTCATCATAATCTGGCGCTTGTAGTACCATCTTACTATTCAAAGTAATTGTACCATCAAAAGCCTGTGCTATTGCTAGTCCTCGCTTTATAATATGTTCATTAATCATAATATCATCAAATATCTCTTTAGCATCTACAGGTAGTGCCTTTAGGATTTCTGCGTAGGTTGGGCTATGAACTACACCCTCGAAGAACGCATGCTGGAACCACCACTCCTCGAGTTGCGGGTTTGTCGTTATAGGACCAAATACCTCACTAACAGAACGTGCTGCAATCGAATCACCAACAGTCTGAAACTTTAAATTTTTCAGAAATAATACTCTAAGACTTGCAACAAGTTTTGCATAATCCTCTCCATCTTTCTTATATGAAAAGTCAGTCTTAAACCAAATAAGCCCTAAAGCCTTATCTGTACGTTTTTGTATATCCTGTTCTAATGACAAATCTAAACGTGCAACGTTTCTACCTTTACCTAAGAATAACGGCTCCTGCATAAATTCTATATTATCTGTAGTAAATGTACTAAATTTCACAACCACCTCCTAAACATGCTTGTTTTGGTTGCTCTTCTACAGATGCAACTCTAGTATTGGTATAGTATAATGTCTTCACTCCGTAATATTTAGCAAAATACATATCTTTTAGTAAGGTAGCCAATGGTATCTTCCCGCCCTTAAATAAGTCTGGATTATAAAAACGATTAGCACTAATAGACTTATCTATCCACTTCTGTGTTACTGCTACATGCATCAAATAACGTATAGTCATATCTTTAGACTCATAAGCTAACTCATACTGATGTGCTAACTTCCGAACTTGTGGAGCGAATTGCTTCATTGTAGACGTCTTATTATTTTTATAGGTAATAAAGTCTTTGATAGGCTCCAACCCATTTGTCTGGCTAGAAGGTCCTGCGGATGACTCTGCTGGTGGCACCATAGAAAGTGCAACATTCGCCATACCTACCAACATTACACGTTCTCGTAACCAGTCCCAATCTTGAGTATATTCGCGTTGTACTAGCTCATCTACATGTTTGTTATACCGGTCTATTGGCATAATGCCTTTAGCGTATGTTGAACGTTCCCAAAATACTGGCGCAGGAGAAGTCTCCTCAGCGATATCAGTTGATGACTTAATCAAACTAAACTGAAATAACTCCATCCATTCATCGTGTTTCAGTAACGCCTCTTTACTACCATACTTTAAATTTTGTTTTGCTAGCCAGTATGCATGATTTGAGAAACCTAGACCTACACTACGATACTGCTCAACGTAAGCTTGGGCTTGTGTTGTTGGATGCTTCTGGCGTAGCATAATATGCGTCTGTGCTCTCAATAGAATATCCACAGTATCTGCGAGTTCATCCATAGGTATTACTCCCTGATTTACATTACCTAGGACACATATAGCAATTGCTGGATCGTCTGGTTTGGTACTCAATACTGGTTTAGTTGGAGATACCTCCTCTACACAGATGTTGGATTGATAAATAGTTTCAACATACGGAGAGTTGGTATTAATATCATCAATATTGATCACATAATACGCACTATTTTCAAAAGCTTCCGTGTTTAACTGCTCTAACAGCAACCTAGCTGAGATACGATGGTTATCTGGAAATTCCTCCTCTAGCTGCTCATATAATGCAACAAACTCATCCTTGTTCCCAGAATGACATACTTCATATAACTCTTTAGAATCTCTAGTTGAGAATAGCGTAATAACCTTACCAGCTTTAGCACGTTCATACACCAAATCACGTAATTTTATGCCATAAGACAAGTCATTAATACGCTTCTCTATTGACGTTCTAGGTGACTTTAGGGCTAGTACTTCTAGTATTTCAGGATCGAAGAAAAGTAAGAATGGAGTTGCTGAACCCCGTCTGCCATTCTGTACCGCTTTTTGTATATCAGCATCGATAGATTTTAGTACAGGGATTTTCCCTCCGTGGTTTATTAAACCTCCTTTAACTTTGTCACCAATCGATGCAATCGAAGAGACATCGATACCTATCCCAGCAGATGCGGCTGTATGCAACACTAACGCTTTGGAAGCTTCCACCCAAGAATCTAATGAATCACCCATAGAAAGCAGTACACACGAGGCATAATCCGTACTCTCAGTACGTAATGCATCCATTTCAGGCGATGGGAACGTAATGTAGAAATCTCGTAACTTCTTGTACAGTTTTTTAATATAGTACATACGATCTTTATGATAATCCCGAAATGTGTCCATAGCTATTAACATAAACATATGTTGTGGAAGTTCTATTAAACGTCCGTTATGCTTTTTCATGTAGCGTAACTGCATAAATTCCAAACCTGCTGTAGAGAAGTTAAAATCGTGTGAGTAATCAATCGCAGACTCGAGGTCTTGAAATTCGTCAGCAGTAAATGAGTCCAATAACACTTGACTATACACCCCATAACTTACACCACGCTGTAAAATGTCTATTAATGGTAGCGCATGTTTGGATCTCCCAACATCTTTATACATACGATGAACCATCAAATTTTTAGCTATAATATCATACCATATATCTTTAACGGTAGCCATATCTTTCGCAGTTTTAATCAACACCTCATCGATATGTCTAGTAGGGATGCCATTATAGAAATGCAATTTAGCGGCCAACTCAATATTACCAATTAAATGCTCGTATTTGCCTTCAGCAGCAGCTTCAAGATGTGAATGAATTTTCCCAACGTCCAAAGGCTCTGTACTGCCATCAGCTTTGGTAACATTAATTACATTACCTTGCTGTTGAGACATCATACCTCCTCCCAAATGTCTTTAAATTTGTGATCTGGTGTTGTGATAGACCATAAAGATGGGAAGTCATTTATGTATCTGAATGCTTTCGATCGAGTGACTAATTTAGTATACCCAGTACGCCGATTTTTAATCGTTACGTGGAAAGCTTCTGCAGTGTACGCCGGTGTTTTCACTACACCCTCGGCTCTAACAGCCCGTTTAGTTATATATCTTGGTTTTACTTTTGTAGCATCAACAACTCGTTTAATGCTACCTGTAAGTTCTACTTGATTGTCATCTGTCATGCTTTTCCTTTATTTGCTGTATAAACTTGATAATCTTTTGTATATTATCAGTGGTAGGTTCGGCATTAAGCAGCCTAGAAGCTTCTTTGTAGTGTTTACCACCGTTGTATCTAAGCCGCTGCAACTCTACTATATAAGAACACGCCTTATTTATGATCATTTAGTTACCTTGTATAAAAACTTATGACTCTCTGGTATGACTTCGTATAGTAGTTTAGCCAACATTTGAATGTCGTAATGTGCATGGCTTTGTTCTCCGTAACGCATATCAAAAAAGTGCTGCAATGATTGTACATTAAAACTGACCACTAGATCATATTGCATTGCTTGTGGATATAACATAGCTAAATCTTCGGCTGATATTTTATGCTTTTTTGCTAATGTATGTATATCTTCAATATGTTTAGATAATAGGGCATTAACATGCTCATTAGGTGTTGTGGTATAGTTGGTCCCAAATTTATCAAGCTTACAGAATCTTGAACTCATTACGCTCAAGTCTACAGCCGCTTGATGTCTGCTTAACCCTAGTAAAGTTTTCGTTGATATCCCTTGCACACTAAATGTATATTTCACATGCCGGCTTACTGAGTAATGTCCGTGTTGGTGCAACAACCGTTTTAGGTACTTTTCATCTGTCTCAGTGATATCATCTGTAGCTGTATCATAGTTTCCACCTAAATGGAAAGACTGATAGCACACCCTACCACCTATAACTGCGTTACTTAGCTTTGTGTGATCTAATAATTCTACTTGCATATTTCTCCTTAATTTGTAGTAAGTACTTCACGTAACTGTTTAACAGCTTTACCATATAATCCTGTATTATAAGATAATCCCTGTAACATTCTGTAAACTTCAGTACGAAGTTTCGGTTGTAGCTTCTCAATAGCGTCAGCTATATCTTCTAACATAGAATCTTCAACTTCATCAGTAGCATCTTGCATAGCAGTTAAGGATAATTTCACTAGCTCTTCACTGTTCCTTAGTGCGCGTTTATAAGCAACAGCAGGAATGTGTAAAGCTTCAAGTGTCATATCAATACTAGGTATTTTCTTATGTTCGACTATGTACTCATCAATATACGTGTAGATCCTATTTAGTGTATGTTGATGTTTAGTTGATGTGGATGTAATACTACGAATAACAGCACCTGTAACAGCTTGTTGTATGAAGTTCCCGAATTTACCCTTCTCTGGATCATACCTCTTCTCGGCTACTAACGCAGCAATGATAGCCTCTGAGAGCATATCATCAACATCATGTTTTTTGCCAAATTTACGGTGCAATTGATACACAATACGTCTGATCAGTGGTAAATACTGTACTGTTAAGCTGTCAGAATTTTCTGGTAAATCATCAGTAGATAAATTCATCAGTAACTCCATTCAGGTATTCGAGTAACTCTGTTTTATGATTAAACACTTCTGTGACCGTTAACCCATCTTTTACTATTACAATATCATTAAGTGCAGCATAATTGTATAAAGGTAGTACTCGAATGATATCATTTAGATCACTAATGTCCTTAAGTATAACTATTGATGTCGTCGGCTCAGGCGAAAAAACCTCCTGAGTTGTAAATTGTATCATATATTCTCCTTTCATTTAGATAGAGTATATCGGAAAGCTGCTTAAAACTTCCTTAATCTCTGCTTCAGTTACATTATTTGGTAGCGTAGTCTGATCTTTCCATGATGGTCCAATATCTAACTCAGCTTCGTTGTGGATAACTTGATTCTCACAATAATCTTGTACCATATGAGGGATAAGGTGGTCGTTTAACCATTTAATACTCTCAACATCAGCTTTCACTAAACCATACAAGGCATCATGTATTTGGTTAGTTACAATAACGTAATCTTGCATACTATCGTGCTCAATATCTTCTTGTAACCCAATACCAGCTCTGTTCATCAATAAACCGTATGACTGAATACTCATATTATTTAAAGTTCTACCTTCTTTACCAGCAATAATACGGTCATTGCTCCATATCCTAGGGGTACGTAATTTTAACCCGAAAGCTCCAATAATGTATCCTGTAGCTTTCGATTTACGTATGTTCTCTTCTGCAAATTTAGCAGTACCGTAGTACAGCTCATGGTACCCGTCATAAACTGCATTTGCTACAGTTTTAGAGCACTTCAATAGATCCTGTATCTTACCTGGACCTGAACCATAAGCCATCGCAAAAGATGGGCTTTTACTTTTCGCCCTAATATCTGGCAACTCTGTTTTAATTCTGTTGATGGACTTTGGATCACTCATATCCAACTCTTCGCCTAACGCTTCGTCTATCTCGTCTTTAAAGAACGCGTAAGCTCTTAGACTATGTCCATCGAACCCTTCACCTTAATGTTCAACATAGGTCGTTAATCTATGCCAGTTCTCTTATGAACTTCTGTATATCTCTATACAGAGCAGATCATCTCAACATCCTAGTAATTTAAGGATGACCACCGTTTCTTCCCACTTGGGTTCTACTAGCTTACGCTATGATCGTTAGACATTTTAATAACGTCTGATATAATATTATGTGTAAATAGTTCTGTATTCCCTTTTCTCACCAATACTCTCGAGCCTGTATACAATTTATCTTGATGTTTATTACGTATTTGTTGCTCAATTTTGTGGGCTAATTCTAAAGCTTCAAGTTCTACTGAGTACAAGATGTAATAATTTCACATTTATATCCGTTATTAATTTAGTACGGGATTGTCCACAACCTTACTTGTTTGGAGTTTCCCCGTTTAGATGGTTTTCGACATAAGATTACTCTTATGAAGCCCTGAAATCAAGGAATTCTTTTCGTTTATTGGAGTCACCTGAAACCTGAGCCCCCACCCTATCTTCCTTTAAGGTTCCTTTAAGGTTCCTTTGTAATACTACCTAGGTATTTTGTGGTAATTTCGGTAATATCTTGGGTGTAAAGTTCAGTATTTCCTGACCTAATTACTTTTCGTCCGTAGTACTTGAATGGTTTTAATATTCCAGCTAGGTCAGCCTCTGCCTTATATGCTAATTCGCTAGAACCAAACGTATGCTGGTAGAGTACTATGTAAGGTTCAGGCTCTCCACTAAACCTATGTTTTACTGTATGTATAGTAACTCCAAGCTTCCATAAATTAAGTCGGGTAAAGTATATGACATACAAGAGTGTTTTAGTTTCTATGTCTTTATTTAAGTACCCTCGGTTACATAATGGACATCCTTTCCCTTTTCGATGGTTTTGATAGTCTTGTCTCACCTCGCCATGCACAGGACAGTCATAGATAATCGTTGGATTTGCATCGACGCGTGCATAGATTAGGTCTTTATATGTATAAGTATGATTATGTGTTTGTATTAGTAGAGGTATTACCTGCTTTAACATTACACGCTTCTGTTTGGCTGATGATAGAAAACCACAACACTTACAACCCTTACCTTGTAGATGATCATATTTTCTCTGTTTTCTAATACCATGCTCCATACATATATAATAGACGTAATGTTTATCGATTTTTACATAACTATACTGATTATTATGAATTTTAGAGCAACGAATTTTAAAATCTTTAAATGATATCCTCCGATTAAGACCACGCTGCTTTCTAGCACAGATAGGACACCCATATTTAGTCTTGAGAATACCATCTGGCGTACTAGTAAAGTCTCCATGTAACTTACATGTAAATACTGATTTACATTTTGCACAAGAAAAGCTAAATTTATCTGTTAGAATCTTGCCATGGAATCTATTTTTGATTCGTTCTCTGTAAACCATAGAATAATCTTTCACTTTACTTTCCTTCTGTTTTGTTGTTAATACCACACTATGTCTCCATAGTGAATAGACTATATCACCACCCGTAGTGTAATCTACGGGGCTCCCCGTTTCGAGCTACCACTGCTCTACGTCTTACGACTAGTCGTTGAACCTTATCCATATCTAATAAAGACTTAGGATCTTGGCTGCTGATTGTCTCTATTACTTAAATTTTCAGAGTTCGTTACATATTTCTATGTGATATTCTATTAAGTACCTTATAAGATATTCCAGCAATTAGAGGAGTTTTTCCAAATCTTATTACTAAGATTAGGCGCTCAAAGATTCAAGCGCCGCGTAGTCAGACGACCAAAATAAATAACCTTCTGGGGCGGGAAAGCAGGCTTTAATCAATTTTCCCATCGCCCCTTTTGAAGGGAGATTCGCGAAGTTTGGTGAGTTACTACTCAACCGACCTGTTACAGTTCCTCCAAGACGTTGATTGCCGTACAGACGTCCAATATCTCCTTGCCCTACATCTGTCCAAAGATCTTCAAACGCCTTCAAGAATGTTGATAGTACGATACTAGTCTCTGAGATAGTTATAAGATTTTCTAATGCCTCCTTAGCATCCGGATCTGTTACTTTATCTAAAAACTCTATAATACTGTCACGATTAGTTTTAGGTTGCTTTTTATCTGTAAAGTCAATAGGCTCAAACTCTAGAATATCAAAGAGTAATACACGTAGCTGAGCAGAACTATTAGGGTTAAATTTAAGATCCACAAAATCATCCGCAGTTTTCTTTTTAACTTTAGTCTTAGCATTATACTTATCAGCAGCCTCTAGACGTAGTTGTGTTAGAGCCTGTTTGACGTAGAAATTATCTTGCAACGTATCCATAGCTGCATCATAGAGTTTCTTAACGTGTATTTTTGCTTCTTTTGTCTTTGTTTTTGAGATAGGCAACCCGGCTACCATCATATTTACTAAGTACTTTAAAGAGGGTTGAATAATAATACGATATGTATCTTCTTGCTCTTCTTCTTGCATAAGCTTATAGTATTTATTATAGACCCAAAACGTGCCTACTACATCCATTGCATTGTACTTATAGAGAGTATCTTTAGGTAAAGCTAGTACGTCTTTAACGTCGACTGCATAATCACCCAAGTACTCATAAGCTAAGTCCTTCAAAGATAATGAGAATCTAGATGTACTATTCAAAGATAAAAATGCCATTAGCATCGTATCTTCCGAATCTAAATAATTAGCACCTAACGTACGCCCAATGTGATCTAAAGGGTCTGCCATAAACAGATGACGCACTAAAAACTTAGCATCAAATAAATAGTTATGGAAAATCTTAACACCATTGTAAGCAATAAAAAACTCTTTAAGCCAACCTTTAACTTCTTCTGCTTTATCTTTACGCTCTTGGTCAGTACCTTCCCACAACGATTCATGTATAGGTAAAGTAACCGCTTGAGTATCAGACCATGCAAATGCAATAGACACCAACTCATCACGCTCAAAGCGTAAACCTGTAGCCTCAATATCAATAGCTAGTATATCTTTGGATAATAGATGCTGTAATTCCCTCTCAGTACGTATTACCTTATAAAAATCAAACTTGAATTTTTTATCTTCTATTTCCTCATGGTTCATCTCAGCGGCTATACGTTTTAATGCTAAGTCTTGAGTTTTCTGCCGATCAGGGTACATTTGAAGTAACACATGACTAAGCATAGGAATTACTTTAATATGCTCATAGCCTGAAATAGCACATTGAAAGGCTTTACCAGCATTCTTTTCAATGCCTTTTGTACCAGCTAAGTAATAAAAATACTTTGAATCTGTAACAATGATACGTTCAATCCCAAGTGTATCACACTCGTCTAACACCTCACTAGCACTTTCCACTAAATCCTTCTTTTTCAGATTTCCTGTAGCTGGGTAGTATAAGCCAATAGCTCCTATGTCAGCACCTGCAGGCACCTCAGTAGAGTATTTACTTATTGGGTAGATATAATTTTTTAGTATGAGATCCTTTTTGAGATTCACTTGCTTAACTAGTAACGCCGTTGTTTGATTAGTATCTATACCAAATCTTAACATTTTAAATCCTTACAGGTAGTAATCAGCTCTTGCATATTTTTCTCAATAGCAGTCACAGCCTGCTTCAACGTTTTGCATTCACGGCTAGCATCAACAGTGGTAACACGTAATAGTATAGTAAAGGCGTCTAACATATCTCTAGGATAATAAACAGGAGTGAATACCTCCTCACCCGCTTGTTTGCCAGTCTTAGCCTTTGTAATCTTCCCTACTACAGGATACTCACCAGAAGTGCTAATTGCCCATGTTTTATATTTTATCATCTAACTCCTCCAATTTGAGTTGACGTATCCTCTCATCACATATATGTTTAATTTTTTCATAGTCAGTAATTCTAGAATCGCCTTGCTTGGTACGCAATACTCGTTTAATAATGTCAGCATCCCAAGCATTTAAGCTATATTCTTTCCAGACCGCCCAAGGCTGTATGAAATGATTTGAGTAGTCACTAGTACCTACATTAGTACCACGAACTTCTGTATCTAACATACCGAGCTCTAACAGCTTTTTGTAGATAGGTTGCGGCACCACCTCCAATTTTTCCTCATCTATCATTCTTCAATCCTCCCTATATGTTGAGATATGACCTTCTCTAAGGTATCAGCGTCATCCAGATCCACTCGCATTTGATCATACCTAGGTAAAAATAGACTATAAGTATCACTATCACGGCCTTTAATAAGTACATTAAACGTCACTTCGATAATCTTACCTATTGGCGGCGTTTTAGTAAACATTTTAACATGCTCATCTGACAGTCCGCTACCGACGTTCACCTTGATCCGCCCATCAGCAGACTCACAAACTAGAGATCCTACCTGCCCAGCACGCTTACCTTTACCATTTACGACACCAACTACTCTCAATGAACATGAATTAACAGCTTTCATCTTAATCCAAGCTTTAGTACGTTTAAAGTTATATGGTGCATTTCTATCTTTAATAATTACACCCTCACCACCGGCATTTATAATCTCCTCATTAAACTGTTTAACTTGTCGCATTGAAGTCGCTAATCTAGACTCGGTAGTCTTTATATGTAGGGATTTAGTAAAAATTACACGTTTTTGTAATGAAAGTGTACGTTCATATTGAGGGTTAGACTTTCCTTGAGTTAAAAATACGTCTGTAGGAAGCTCATCAAAAGTGGAATACGTAATTATATCGTCGCTATTTGGCTGGTATCCGGACTTCAGGTTTTTATTACAAATCCCTGATATAACAGTACGCTGTTCAGTGATTAATTCCCCATCAAACGTTAAGTCCTCACCATTAGCAACTTCTAAACATGCCTTCTCAATCTGAGGAAAGTGCAGTTCTCGGCCTTGTCGAGTAAATAGTGTACATTTATTATCTTTGATAACTGCTAAACATCTTACACCATCCTCTTTCTTTTCAACAATAGCAGGAAACTTGAACTTTACCTTCTCATCAAGCGGTGATGCTAAACCGCACTTGAATGTAGGGATAAAAGTATATCCAAAAGCTTTATTTACAGCTGTATCTACACCTAACGCTAACTGTTTAGTGATAATACCTTCAACTACTTCTACAACGTCGGGATGTGTGTGTGACAACACGTTTAATGCCTTTTGTCGTAATTTATCATTGATATTACTACTACGCAATATGTCTAGTAAAGATATAACATCATCAAACGTTGTAGTAGGCTCCAACATACGATACTCTTCAAATTTCTTAATCTTATAAGAATACATAGGGTTTAACCTATATAAAAGTAAAGTCCGAAAATCTGCATCATCTTTGTACTTACGTAATACCTCAAGTTTATCATTTTTTCCGGTGGTACTTTTCAGTTCTTGTAATTTCTGTGTTGCTTGTTTTAATCGTTCCATCTCTCTCCTTTAATTAGTTTAAAGTAATCATCCCGAAGCTTGACAGCATCAGTATACGGATATTTTGTAGCCAGTTCAATTACATGATACTCGATAGCTCTATACATATTTTCACGTATTTGTTGAAGTTTGCTTCTATCATCCTTAACTTTATATACTCTTGTTGCAACTGCTCGCATATGTTTCCAAAAACGATACCATCTAGTTTTATATTTAAATCGGTAGCCGTTAGCCCCTACATAAACATACCCTTCAACGAAGTTTTGACGATCTGCATTAGTATCTTGCTCCATCTCTTCGATATCTGCACGAAGTTCTTCTATAGTACTTATAACTTTTACTACAGATACTCGATGAACACCCTCGAACAGTACTTGTACATTAATCATTTCAACCTCACTTAAAACCTCAAACTTAATTTGATTCTTAATGGCATCGAGTAAAATTATTTCTGGTTTAGTATATTTAACTATATGTGGATCTTTTATTGGTTCGATTACTTCAAATGTGAGTGTAACATTATTATCCACTAGAAAATCTCGTAATTCATCTGTTAGATATGGTTTAAGCTGTTCACGAAACCATATACTATGGGATGATGTAATAGAGCTTTTTGATGCTATAAACCAAGCATCTTTGATAGTATCATACGATAAAAGTCCTAAGTAACCATTAGGTTTTTCAACCTTCACGGTAGGGAATGTGATCTGGTTTGTGATTGCATCAAAATCTGTTTGAGGGTTCTCTTTATAATTGAAAAACTTCTCGTAGCCTCTTGCAATAATGCTAGAGTCACTACGTATGAATAATCCTCGAGCTTTCGTAGATATGTCATCATACGTACCAGTTTTAAACGCTTTAGTAGTAAAGTTACAAGCAAACACATCATAGTCTAACTCTCTAACATTTACCATAGTATGTTCCTGCATTAGCTCAAATAAAGGTTTATCATTCGCACATACACAAGTAGTTGAAGGCTCATATAATGAAGGATTAGTAGTAAAAGTATAGTCGGTATTTTTAACGGTATGTACTGTACAATCACCATCAACAGGCACAATAACAGCTACTAACTCTCCACCATACTCAACGTTTCCTGTGATATTATACATACGATTTTTTACAACTTCTGGCTTCTGTTGTTTAATATTACGATGTCCGTGTATTTGCAGCGCACGTGTTGGCATAGCATTAAGCCAATGTTCTTGTATCTTAGTAATATCAGAATAACTACCAACTCCTTTAATGAATTCCTTAGTAGATGTTAGCAAACTAGGTATAGTGGGATATCCTGCATGATTAGCGAAAATAATACGATCACCAAACTTAGCATGAAACATTTGCCAATATCTAGTACGTAAACGTGTTACATCTTTTACTGTAATACCTGCCTGCATAAACTGATAAAAAGTTCGACGTGTTGCTGGGGATAGTTTAACTGTGCGTTTAAATTCAGCATACTTATGATCTCCCGATGTACGTGCTGCTAACCACTCTTTGTAATGTATTAAGTGAGAATCATGATTACCTTCTAGTAGTACGTAATCAGGACTGTCTTGGATAAGTTTAAATACTCCAGCCGCATCCTCTCCTCGATCAAACAAATCACCGATAAACACTGTCAACTGTTTATCCTGTTCTGTATCACTTAAGATTTGTTTAAGTTGTTTAAAGGAACTATGAACATCACCGATAAATCTAATACTATTATACTTATCCGTATAATCGAATAACGCTTCGTCTATTGTAAACTCATCAGGTTTTACTACTTTAATCCAAGAAGGTATTATATTGTACTGAATACGCGCATACATGTTATCAATAACGTCTGCAGGAACTCTTTTAACGCCGCGTAAATCATTACGGCGGTGTAATTCTTCTAACGATACATCTCTAAAATCTACTGCAATAATTCGATATCTATACTGTTTGGCAAGTGTACGATACCTATTAATCAGTTTAGAGCGCGTATGTGTTGCATCAATAATTGTAAAATCACCATTCTGCATTCGATGTTCTAGTAGTGTGAATAAGTGATCCCACACAGCTCCGTCATTCTTTTGTGATATGCCTTTGGATCCGTCTATCTGAGTTTCTGGTGCTTGGTACTGTAATCTAATAATGTCTGGAGACAATGTATAAGATTCTAATCCTTGTGACGCAATCCACGTCGATTTTCCTGAAGCTGGCGTACCTACAGTAATAACTAATGTTCTCATTCTGCACCTCCCACTTCAGGAGTTTGGCGATTTAAAGCATTTGCTTTATTTTGTACTAAGATAACTATAAAGGTCAAAGCGTCATCTAATGAAGCAAACAAAAAGTACCCTGCACGAGGATTAACGTCTACCATAAAGTAGGCTACACCTGCGTCTAATCGATGTTCTAAAGGTGGCCCATCACTAAATCTGAAACGAGCGTCAACAGGCATAATGCAGGTTGCACTTATCGAGGATGTATGTAAATTAATACATGACTGAAAACCAACTAGCCATCGTGCGCCGTCATACTGCGTAAATTTATAACTACCTACTGTAGCAACCTCTTCATGACCCTCTGGAACTTCAACCGTATCTGTAATTTCTAACATTATTTATCCTTGTCGTTAATGTGTGTCCAAAATCTGATGGCACTAATTATTTTATTTATCCGAACCGTATCACGAACTGTATAATCTACAGCTAACAGTTTTTGTAAATTACCATTAAGCAGCGAAACTCGCTTATCTATTAACTCTTGCGATATAGTGGGAACTTCTACACCCTCTCCATATAAATATGTATTTGTCATCGTACAAACTTATTTGGTTTTACTACTAGCACATGTTGTGTGCTAGTTATGTGGGCATGTACTTCTAATTGAGGCTTAATACCAAAATCTAAAGCCTCTATAAGTTGCCTAACCGTATGATCTCGCTCAACGTCCTCTGGGTGTGTTATATAAAATTCTAATAGATGTCGCCTATCTACATAAATGTTCATGCTTCTCCTTTGTGTACTGTTAAATTGCCTGCGTAATACCAACGTATTATTTTGCTACGTACACGTTTTACTGGTAAATGTAACGATAGTAAACTACCATCATCGAATACAAATAACGTTCTGTGTAGGTAGTTCTTTTTACGTTGCTTCCCATAAGTTTTCATTGTTTAGTGCTTTAAGGTTTGTATAAATTCTAGTGGGCCTATGTTATCAAAAGCACAAACCATTAATTCATCACTACCTATATTTACTAAAATAGCTTTACGGTAATGACTGTATTTTCCTATACTAGGTATATTTTCGTCATCGTTATATCCGCACACTATTTCACCATCTTTAGGTTTCCATTTTTTAATTATACTTCTGTCATAATTTTTAATATGATACCTAATTCCGCTAAGTGTTTCTAGGTTCTCATAATCTAAAGATGTATTCCAGCCGTATTTATCACCTGAAAATGCTTTAAATTGATGAACTCTATTATTAGGAGTAACTATCCAATCTCCTATTGCAAATTTAGGCTCATCTGGTTTTATACGATATTTAAAAGCTTTAGAAAAATGTTGTATAGTATTCTCTACAATATTCCACTGCTCGCAATTTTTTAGTGAGTATTCAACATCTTTGTTATCAACTAATGCTTTCCTAAATTCAGCATATTCATCATTTCGTATAAATACATAAAACGACTCCCAATCAGGTTCATATGTTAATACCCAGTCTTGCAATCCTGTATCATTTCTTCTGCACCATACACCTTTACTAGGGTTATTAATAAACCATTTGATTACTTCACCATGTTTTTCTATCTGCTCTTTTGTCATCTAATACTCCAATTTATATATTAACACTTATAGCGTCTCGGAATAGGTAACTCTCTTAAAGCGTAATCTATTTCCACCCAATCCGTACCTTTTCGTTTACACAAGTAACCAAACCATACATATACTTCATGCTACTAGAAGAAAATTAGTAATCTAGCTGCTTATTTTATAAAATTGTACTTTTAAATACTGGTTCAGTCATTTAAAAACCTTTCACAATCGAAAGCAGATAACATTGGTATATCTGTAAAATGTTTATACCTGTATAAACCATCACTATTTTTAAATCTAATAGCCAGTTCATACTCATTCCGTTCCTGACTTATAATGGGAATGATACTTGCATCATATTTTTCAAGCAATTCTTTAAAGTCTTTTATAAAGTTACACATTTCCAGCAACCTCCCCATATTTCCAACTAACTGTGTTGTTTCTGGTTGAAGACCAAGAGGTCATACCACTAGCAAATGTGTACCTTCTACATTCTTCTTTTGTCATTTTGCTAATTTTTTAATGATTTTTGTGCTTCTATAGCCCAGTCAGGGTATTCCCAAGGCATAAGTTTACGGTAGTTATCATAAATAGCGCCATCTCTTGTACCATCAATTGAAAAAAGACAAGTATTTTTAGCATCATAAAAACTAATTCTTCGAGTGTACGGATGGGCATTATCCCAACATTCTACTAAGTCTTTATCACATAATTCGTTAGGATTATTGACTTCTTTCCATTTATTTTTATTACTGCAATCAAACCAATGCTTACTATTATGTTGTATAGGATATTCAGAATTTTCAGCAGTTGCAATTACTGTTCCTTCATACATATTAGTAAATTCAACTATAAATAATCTACTTTTGAATTTATTGGTTGCTAACATATATTTAGGATAATTGTTATTTAATTTCTCAACTTGCTGTTTAAGCTCTTCTATCTTTTTTAGTAACTTTTCTTTTTCATTGCACACAATCATTATTTCTCCTTTAAGTTAATTATTTTTACAGTATTTAGCTTTTTTATATAAGTAATATGTTATCGCTGGTATAACTAATGCTGTTAATATTGCTCTAATCATATACCCCTTTAGTTCCCACTTTATGAATGCTGTAATACTAAGCCCAAATAGTGCTAAAATAGATACTATACTTAATATCACCAATATTAAGTATATAAAACTTTTATCTGCCCATTTTTCAAAATCTGCCATTATCAATCTCCTTACTTTTATTAATCTATATCAACGTTACTTATAACGCTCATATAATGACCCTTCGGGGTCTAGTATAAAGCATACCACTTACTTATTGGGTAACACTGCATTGCAGGTGCAACCATTTTGTCTGAACTTGCTATAAGTACAATACAGTGCTTGATAGGCTTTACTCTTGTAGTAAATTCGTACACTCGTGGGTTGACACCGGCGGTATCTATAGTATACGATGCTTTCGGTTTAACCTCTTTCATAGACATACCTGCAACCATACTATATAGTCCAGCATTAGCTACGGTACCTAATAATACCGCAGCTATGATAATTTTATACATACTATTTGACCTTCTCTAAGATATGAAGATTTGTTAAATCTTGAAGAGATGCTCCAGATGTACCTTCTCCAGCGTTTGTCATAAACAAGTTAGTAGGCATAGTAACAGCAGTGTGTTCTAATGCTTTATACTTAGCCAATTGTGTAATCTTCTCAACTTCTAGCTCTAAAATGTCTTTACGCACTGCTAAGTAATTTGCTTTCTTAACTGCAGCTTCTGCTAACCCTTTCTCTTTTATCGCTACAGCTTGAAATTTGGCTGCCTCTGCTGTTGCTTTCTGAATACCTTTGTTGGCTTTGGCAATTTCCAATTCTTTACGTTTACGTACGATTTGAAGTTCTGCCTCTTTTTGCTCTAAGTCAACTTTTTTCTGTGCTTGAATTACGGCTGCATCTTTTTCTCGTAACATCTTTTGTTTAGCCTCAATACGCTCTCTCGTACCTTTTAACTCTGCTGTTACTGCGGCTTGACGCTCATTTTCCTGCTCTTCAATTAACTTCTGACGTTTTGCGATTTGGTCTTTTTTACGGTTGATAAAGTCATTCAACTTAGGCTCTGGCTTAAAGTCATCAATAGTCAACTGTACGATTTTGATACCGTACTTAGTAGTAGGTAGTGCTTGACGTTTTGGTACGCCTTTATCATCACGCTGAATCACATTACGGTAAATAAATGATTCACGTTGAGCACGTTTTTTAGGATTTTGGTCATTTATACCAATATCTGATGCATTTTTAGAGACTTTAACTTTTTGACGTTTGGTTACATATAGACCATTATTGCCTTGGTCTTCTACCCTAATCTGATACTCATTTTGCCCTCCTTGCATAAACTCTTCCCCAGTTATTTGGTTAGCTGTATATGTTAATAGCTGTTTGGAGACAGGTTCTAACCCACTACGGATTAAATTAGATTCGTTAACGTATGCCCTATGCATCGACACTAATAATGTCGGATCGGCAGGTAATTGATATCTAATAGTCCCACCTATAAAACCACCATATGTATCAGCAAATGTAATCCTTTTCATAGTGCCATGCGTTTGTGGATCGCCATCATCATCGTCCTCATAACGCACTGTTTGAAATTGGTCGTACACATGAACTGTAGACAAGAACGGTGTTTTAAAGTGTACTCCAGGTTCTATAATACCAATAAGCTTCCCACCAGGTGTTCGTTTAACCGCATACTCAGTACCTCCTAATATATAAAAACTACTAAATGCAGTCACTACTACAATAAAGCCTATTAATGAGGCTAAAATTGTTTTAATCCCTAACTTTTTAATTTGATCAAATGTCATGTGTATCCTTTTAATTTTAGTACCTATCCGACTTGTTTTACGGAATCTATTTGTATCGATAGGTATGATAGACCAACCTTAGTCTTGTTTTAAACAGCTGTCTAAGGACGTTAAATGGTTACCATTGGGGAGTATACTCTTTACGCAGCTGTGCGACATCTTTAGCAGCTTGCAAATAGTCTTCGTAATGTTGTATGATTTTATCATCATCCTGTTTTATACGTCTATTTAACTCTACCTTTATAAATTTATTAAGTAGTGTGTACTGCTTTCTATTATCGTAATCCTTATTGCGCCACTCAATCAATGCAAACAAAAATGCAGCGTTTATAGGACTACCTCGCAATTCCATTGTTTCGTTAAAAGTAAACTTATATTCATAAGGTAGTGTATTAGTCCCAACGATCTCTATAATCGTAGCTATCTCCTGTATATTTATAGCATATCGTGATTGCATAACTTCAGTATACTGAAAAATGTCTATGATGTCATCAAATGTTATATCCTTAGGACTATCATAGATAGCAAGTAGTATTTGGTGATTAAGAATTTTGTTAAAGTGGATAAACTTGTCTGGCATCCTTCTAGAAGAGCGTTCATTAAATAGAGACTCTACTAGTGTTAATATCTTAAAGAGCCTAACGGCTGTAGCAAAAGTATCCTTTGGTATCTTACTATAGTATGGTAGCTCCGTGCAAGACAACTGATGGTAAAATCGCCATAACTCCTCCAGCCGCTTTATTGTTTTAGCTGCCTTAATTTGCTGCATAGCTGCAGCATACTCAAAATCATTCATTATAAGTCTCCTTGATGTTTATGGTAATACAACATTAGTACCACCATAAATAGTAGTATCGATAGGACGCCCATCGCTTGGACATAGCCAGAACGTAGTAATTTTGCTCAACTCAGGATGTTTGTCCCAGTAACGCTCAATATCTGAGTAATTATCACTAAATGATATGTATATCAGTTTGGTTAAATCTTTACCTTTTACATACTTCTCTATATTTTTAAACACATATTTATGGCTAGTACCTCCGTTACACATCCTGGTAGCTAATGCTGCAGCAAAATCTGGATCATCTGTAATCTTGTTAAGTGCATCTAAATCATAAGTCACGATATCTACGTCATGCATTATCACACGCAGACTTTTTATGTATTTAGCGCGACTTTTCACCATACCTAAAACTTTCTGCAGATCTTCGGTATGGATTGAGCCGGACTGGTCAATACTTAGAATTAAATCAATCTTATCCTCTAAATTTACATGTACCGGGGCTTTAAACTTTTTACGGTATCTTAATGATATGCTCTTCCAAGAACTATAACTTTCTTGAGTTTTGTAAAATACATCACGCTCAAATGCACTTTTCAATTTGTCAAACCATGCTGTATCTATTGTAATGGCTTCAAACTCTGCTTTAAAACGAGCACCGGCACTTGTACCTTTAGCGTGTGTTTGAATTATGTCAAAAACAGCTAACGATAATGAACTTAAAGATCGTGTTGGATCTTCCATCATATCTGTAGGACTGCTTATAAATAAACGTTTTGATGGTACCGTGTATTTAATACCATCAATATTATACACATCAACACTCTTTAACGTTTTTATGGGCTTGACGTTTTTATGTAATGCAGCTAAGTTTTGTAGGCATACTACAGGATCTGCACTAGCGGTAGTGTCTATAACGTACTCAAGCTCACCCCAATATTTCTTAAATTGTGAGTCAATAAAGAAGTCTTTTAGTCCTTTATTTACTGCTTGAGTATCAGCTATTAGTATTAGTGTATGGGGATCTGCCTTTTTCAATACGTGCTTGATCATCATCGAATGGTGAACCGATGTGTACATTTGGCGTAATACGAATTGGAGTTGTACCATATATTTAAATGTAAAGTAGAGTGTATGTTTAGTTACTATTTTAAGAATATGTTTAAGGTGCTTATCATCCTTATACTCGAATACAAAAAGTACTGAGTTGGTAGAACTATCAAAAGTCGAATAAAATATTTTATCTAGTTCAATAATACCCATTCTAGTAGTTCTCTCAAGTTCTGGAGTCTTCTCAAAGACGACTTTTATAGGTAGCCGTAAAAATAAGCCGGTTGATAGAAAGCTGGTCTTACTTGTTCCTATTAGTTGGTTAATATTAACTACCAAGTTTGTTAGTAGTATTTTCTCTATCTGTTTTTTCATTAGATTTTCCTTTATTACAGAATATATGCAGATGCTTTAGCTAGTAAGGCCTCAGGATCTTCAAATTTGATGGATTTAAGAGCTTTTAAGTGTTCAGCAGTATTATCGTTATCCAATAATTTATCGTAACCTAACAGCTTACTGATCACTAAATCTAAACCAAGTGATAGGTTTTCTCCTCTTGACCTTGCCTGATACTTTGTGTATATTGCAGCCATTAAATATCCAATGTAAGTCTCTTCATCTATGTTTTGATTTATCATCTTAACCAGATATTTAGCGTCATCAACCGTATGAATATATGGAATCATAAACGTATACAATATTTGATCAATCGTATTTAGTTCAGAAATACGTACCAGTTTCTTCTTTTTCACAACTGAAGCAAAATCAATTTTCATTAAATATTGTACGTGTTTAGTAAATTCAACAGCTGCTTGTGGAGAGACATACTGCCGTGTGATCTGCTCAAGATTTGCTACTACAAAATCCTCGTCCAGCAACTTAATTTGATCACTTAAAGCTTCCCAAGATCTTGGAGTACCATAAGGTGTATTTACATTTTCAGGTTCACTTAAAAATTCCGCATTGTTCTTGAGAAAGGACGCGACAAAGTGATGATAAAATCTACCAGCAACATCGTACCACTCTTCAGGACTAATCTCAAAACGTAAAAAGGCTAAACGATTGACAACCGCTGAAGAAAATCCTGTGAATCCCGCCTCATCACTTGTATTCATAGTGCCAACAATTGCTACATTATCATCTAACTTAAAGTTTTTAAGCTTACGCTCCAATAGAAATTCATAAAGTGCTTTTTGGGTTGATCTATCAGACTCATGGATATCCTCTAACGAGATAACTACTGGAGTACCTTCAGAAGCATACATATTGGCCTGATAGATCACCTCTGGACAACTCCACTCGGTAACTAAATCATTCCCGTGAGAGCTGTAAGGTAATAGTTTAGGTTCGTGCTTATCACTAGGCAACCCAGAAAGTTCAGAGATGTCCATTGCAGCTATAGAAGCATAAATCAAGTGCCAACCGTTATCTTTACAAATTTGCTTGAGGGTTGCTGATTTCCCCCTACCAGGTGCTCCTTGTAGTATAACCGGAGCAATTTTTTTAGTTCTATCGAACTGACCTCTGATGTTTGATTCTATAATTTTTATTGTCGTTTTCACGTCGTTTTCTCCTTTAATGTTGTATGTAAAACCAAGAAAGTGTTACCTATTCTCCAATTTTCAATAACTTTAATGCGTACTCTGTACCATCTTTAAAACCGTCTAAATATGTTACACCATCTGGTATTTCTATAGCATCCCCTATAGTCTCTACTAAACTTATTGCTTCGTCCTTATCACTCGTTGTATATACATTTGTAGCACCAGGAGTTCCGTGTAGTGATATATCTACACGATAAATAGGTTGTTTAGTATCCCAATGGACATCTTCAAAGATTGACACACTAGCAATAGCCGATGGGACAATAAAAATTGGGTTTTTATTTATTTCTAGCCTCATATTATTTTCCTTCATCGAATAACAGTTCAGCTATTTGTTTTATGTTTTTATAGTGCAAGTTATCCTCTTTTTCAGCTTTAGCTATTAACTCATCTAAAATCCCATAAAAACAACCTCTATTAACGTATATAGTATTGTTATACCTTACCAAAGTTAATACACCATTCTCATAACCGATATGGGATATAACTTTTATATCCTTTTGTCTTTTTAACTCAATGTCATCAAATAAAGTACCATATAATTTTGTATATAGCTTTGCATTATTAAACATTATTGCATTATTAAACATTGCTGCATTATTAAACATTGCTGCATTATCATATAGCTTTGTATTATTGAACATTTCTGCATTATCATATAGCTTTGTATTATTAAACATTGCTGCATTATCATATAGCTTTGTATTATTAAACATTGCTGCATTATCATATAACCAACAAGTACCTTCTTGACTTAAGTTATGTTCGTTGTTTACATAACCCCCTAAATCACCTTTTTTAACATTACCAAAGTCTTTTAATGCTTTAATTTGATAATTAACACCAGCACCATAAAATTTATGGTTTGGTTGTAATTTTATTAATTCATATTTCATTCTTGCTCCTTATTATAGTACATCATGTATACTAAAGATTTGGCTCTGTTACCTGTTTGATGGTACCATAAACTAGATTTCATATGATTTGCAGCGGCATGCCAATATTTGTTTTTGAGGCACCAAATAAAGCCTTTGAATTGAAGAAGTTTAGCTAGACCTATGTTGTAGGTCATATCTAATAATACAACTTTACGATTTATTGGAAGCTCGTTGTACCATACGTATTGTTGTAGTTGATGTTCTACAATAGAAAGTCGATGTTTAAGAAGAAGAGATGCTTCTTCTTTTGTTATACCATAGGTTAAATTTGTGCCATACCCTATGGAATACCCGTTGGTATCAACATAAAGGTGCTTAGAATAACCTTCATGTTGTTTAATCAATCTGGTAGCATGCGTTAATGTTTGTTCAGCGAACACACTCGATACCACAAATAGTATAAGTAAAAGTACTCGCACTTTATTACCTCATCAGAAAGTCTTTAACACTTATATCGTTTTTAAATAGATACTTCGCTACATCGCCGAATGATGTTAATGGGTACCCTTTTGCCAGTACCGCAGAAATAATATATGATCTAGGGTATGTGTCAAGCTCTTCTAGTAAATGTACCAATCTAGCACATTTAAATGGTTTTAACATATCTATAATATCTTTTACATGTCCAGGGTGTGTTACAATAACTTCCCATAAAGATGGTGATATATTACAGTGTTCAACAGACGTAGTACCATCATCAGCAGACGTAGTATCATCATCATCAGCAGACGTAGTATCATCATCAGCAGCAGACGTAGTATCATCATCAGCAGACGTAGTATCATCATCAACAGATGTAGTATCATCATCAGCAGACGTAGTATCATCATCATCAACAGACGTATTACCTCGTGTAGCTGTTAATAAAAGGCCTATAATTGTAGTCCCGCTTGGAGCATTCTCCAACTGCTCAGCTAGCTGTGTGACTGTTAAGTCACCTACATCTCTTTTTGTATGTACACCTAAGAAAAATAGAGCTGTAGGCAATTCTGTAAGTACTTGATCTAATACGTGCAATTTTTCAGACTCTTGATTGTCTTTGAGTAACTTTTTAATTTTACTTATATCAGAGATCTTGTGAAGCTCCTCCCAACTAAGAGATTTATTAGTACCTGTATGACCATTAAGCTCATCTCTCATCCGTCTATTTATACCAGACCAAAAAGCGTAACCTTCGGGAGTCATATCCCAACTAAATGCAGTAACTAGGGTAGTATATTTATCAGTACAACTAATGTCACATTCTCCAATGTTCTCTTTTACAGCTTTCCATAAGTTATTGACTTGAAGCCATTGTTTTTGTTGTTTATTAAATTTCATTTTGTTGTCCTTTATTTTATATTTAGTGTCATTTATCGACTATTTGTCGTTCTAATGCTTGTTCGAGTTGTGACCAAGTATGTCTAGTCACTTTATACCCATTCTGTTTATATGCTTGTATTCGCCCATATGGGTTCTGGCCACGAAATACAAGATCAAAGATAAATGCCCCATCTTTCCCTGGAAAAGATCTTAGCGCTCTTCCTACTAGCTGGACGTTTTTCTCCTTTGAGCTGACAAAGGCTACACGAATTATTGTGGACACTCTAGGCATAGATAGTCCTGCATTCAACACTGCCGCCCCTATAATCACTTTAATCTGACCTGAATCAAATTTCTGTAAAATATCATCTCGAGCAGACTTAGAAGTTTGACTATTTAGTATACCAACAGTTGTATACCCTGATAACCGTTCATAAAGCTTCTCTTGGAACTCTTGAATATTGACCGCTATCAGAATATGTCTATTTTTAACTAAGCTTTTCTTAACTAAAAATTCAACTTTATCGGCAATACTGTCTTGACGAAAAAACTTTTGCCGTCGTTTAACGGTTGTATGTTTTGATATGAATCTAGGGTATTGTTCATCACAGTAGACCATCATTACACTTGGTACGATGATATCAGGGTTAACTAACTCAAATATAGTACCACCGGATAAATCCATCAATGCTTCGGTTCTATTATCTACAGAACGAGAGAATGTAGCACTTACAAAAATACGATATTTTGCATGAGCTCTTTGCAAAATCCTTAACATAGTTAAAGCTCCAGCTGATTCACTTTCATCTACAATAATGCACCCAATATTATGCTTTATCTCTCTCCACAGCTCAGGGCGTCCTGATATGAATTGGGATGTGGCAATATTGACATCTTTAAGTTCTAGATGCTTATCATCTAAAGTTGTTATATTGGCATCAGTAGCAGCACTAAGCTCTTTAAACAGTTGCGTTGTAAGTAACGTCATATGAGCAATGACAAGCGTCTTGATATTTAAGCTAGCCAGTATTGCCGCGATTAATACAGACTTGCCTGAGGATGGTTTACCAGATAAATTAAAAGTTGTACCACCAGACTCAAAAAACTCAAGTATTTCCACCAATAACGTCTCTTGATAAGGTCTTAAAGTTAGACCAGTAAGGGTTATTGCTTTATTGGTGTGCGGAGCAATACGTTTATCTATTAAGTTAGCTTTAGGAAACAACGCTAAAAACTTCTGCTTATTACCTATAGGAAACCCATAACGGCCTTTACTATATACATAAGTTTTAAAAGATGTTAGCTCGTGAGGGTGATGGTAGGTATAAGCGTGTAAAATCGTAGGAGTAACGTGGGCTTCATCAACCCAAGCTACACCAGTAATTACAACATCCATTTAAGCCTCGAGAATTTTCCGCTCAAGATCTAAATCACGAACTAGGGCGGCTTTCTTTTTAAACCCCTCAGGATAGCGAGCTTTTAGTTTTGCGACACCACGCTCTGTAATATCCTCAAGAGATGAGTCGTACAATTTAGCGAAGTTATCGATAAGTTCTCTTGTTCCATAAAATGTACGCTTTAATTCTGATTCGAGTATCACAACATAGAAAAATACGTCGAAAAGTTCTTCCAACACATTGACTACATCTAACTCTTTATGGTAAAACCAATGCTTTTTATATGCATCAATTAGCTCACCAAGTTCTGTTTGAGTACCCATAATGCCGTGTAGTAGACGAGGATTGTCGTACATCTCATCAAAGTCATCACCAATGTCTCGATCGATACTCATCTCAATTGCGTAGATATGTTGAATTACTCCAACGTCTGGCTGTACATCATCATATGGGCATTCCGTTGTTATGATTACATCATTAGGTATTAGTTGTTTCATGTTATATTTTCCTTTAAATAAATGTTGGTTGATCTTTAAGTTCTAAACTTAAAAAGTTTGTTGGTGTTAAATCATAGTGATTTCGTAACTCTGATTTGGTAAAATCAGTCTCAATAATTAAAAGCGTCTCCTCCTTTTTGTAGTGTGTAATCAAGGCGTGTAAAATTTGCCTTGAAATATTATAATTAGTTGTAACCTCAGCCCCAACTGAATGTATTAAGACTACGTCAGCTTGAGGATTATCATGTTGTTCAAAGGCAGCATTAGCCCTTTCTGTAAAATCAATTCCTCTAACTTCTCGACCTTCATCAACTAATTGATTAATGACAGGCGCTGCAGTCCCTTTAATCACAAGCAAACCAGTTTTTGGTGCTTGTGATATCTTACCCTGTAATTGCTTAGCTCTAGCTAAAGATATTCGAGTATCTTCATAATTAAGGTTTAAGTAAGTTACTGGTAATTTGTAATACGTATAGACTAATTTGTTTTTCTGCACTAGGTCTACCTCCTTCATAGTGGTTTTAATTGTTGCGTGTGTGTGTGTTTTATTTTCCAGATCCGGTGAATACAGGAATCTGCAGTGGGCTGTGCCCGGCCCTACATCTAACATAGGTTGTATTGCGAAGCTTGCTGAGCTCTTACAATACATGTTAGATGTAGGGATTAATACTAATAGTGAGGCTACCTCACATATGCTTAATGAGTACGAAGCTCAAAATAGGCAATTAAGCCAACAATTTTATATATATATATATGCGTGTTAGGTGACTATATTTTCGATGTCTGATACATAAGATAGGTTTAAATAGTCCTCTGTAGACGTTTATATTCCCATGAAATAAATCCTGTATTAAATTGAAGCAATTAGATTAATGAACTCTAGAGTCTAAAATCAATCTAAATATTCATTGAATATAGTATTTATATCGTTGGAATGTAAGCTGTCTTCAGAAGGACATTTAAAGATTGTATACTGTATTATATTAATATTGGAGAACCTCCAAATTACTGATTAGTTTAACCAGTTAGCTATCAAACACAAAATAAAAGATACTCGTTAAGAGTATTTAATAGCCCGCTAAGCGGCTACATGCTCAGCCACAATTTTGTTTAACAATTCTTCCGGTTTTAGAGCACTATCGATCGTAATAACGCCTTTCAAACCATTTATAGCTAACCCATAACCGGATACCAATTTTTTATCATATTGGACTTCCTCAAATTTAAATATTAAGCGGCGTAGAAAGCTAGGATAAATAATACGAGCTATGGACTTAATATTTATCCATTCATCGTAACGCTTTACACAAACGTTGATAATAGATGATCTGCCGTCAGTTGATACATCTTTTGAAAAAGAGGAGGCAAATAAACGTATCTTATGTCCTCTCTTTTCTAGAGATACAATAACAGCTATCACATTACAAAAAGCTTCGATGATTTGATTTGTTGTGACATAATGGGCTACTCCAATATTTATATAAAGGTCATAAAAATGGTCTTTATACTTTTTATTTGGTTTTAAATAGCATTCAGCATCGCCAGCTATTAGCTTACCAATGTCTATCTCAACACCCTCTACATCATAATGATAATCCTCTACCAACCAATCTGTTAATAGACCCTTTTTGTGTAGGTTATTACGTATTTTCGCTTCTATGTCTAGAACAGCATCTTTAATATCTACTGGAGGTTCACCGTAAGGTTTTAACACCAACTCCAAAGCATCCTCGAAATTCTCTGTTCCGGTAAAATTCTTATCTCCTGTGTGAGAAGAATCACGATAAGTTTGTACGTCTTTAATAGAGCTTATATATCCAGCGAATGCAGCTAAATTATGGTATGTATGAATATCTAATTTAGTTGTATCGACGCCCTCGCTTTCTAACCAAGATCGACGAATATCGATCCCTGGGATTTGGTCACTTAATTGTGACACCTTTGGTTTGTGTAGTTTGGTTGTTTTACTCATAACCTCTCCTTTAAAATAATGGTTCGACTTCTTCAGGTGCTTCTTCAGGTGCTTCTTCAGGTGGTATATACTCTGATAACTCGATGGGCTCACTTTTCGGTAAGACAACCTTTACGTAACTTAACAACTCTGGTCGTTGGCTAGGATCAACTTCACGCAAAATTGTGGATGCTGCAGCACTCTCGTATCCAATCCATACCTCAAGCAACGCTTTGTACGATAATGCATCTCGCATAGTTAATTCATAACCACGCTTACGTAATTCTTCACGAGTCCTTTTTATTGCTTCATCTATTCGAAGATTATCCAGTAAATCAGTTTCTAGTTGTTCATCTAGTTCCCACTCAAGTCGTAAAAATCTTGACATAGTTGAAGCATCTAGTTTTGTACGAGCATTATAGTTATCATCGCTACCACCATAAGTGTTAGCTGTTGCTATAAGACGAAAATCAGGGTGTCTTTCTACCATACGCCCTGCAAAATATCCACGATGTCCTGCAATAGCTGTATTCAAGTTAAGTAGGATGTTATTATTAATGGCATCAATCTCCTCTATAACAAATACGCCACCTTGCTGATAGAATTGTCCTAACAAGCTATCAATTATCTTACCGTCAGGTGAGCGGTAACCTAACATGTCGCTTTTTGTGAGTTGTTGCGAACCTGCCATGTAGCCATAATTTAAGCCTAATGTTTCAGCTAGATGTTCAGCTGCTTGGGATTTAGCGGTACCTGCTGGTCCTGTAAGCATGATAGGCATATGAAGCCCGTCGTGATTTACTGCATTACTGTATTGTAGTAAATCAGTAAATCTTTTATGTTCTTTACGTTTTTTATTGGGCATTATATTCCTTTTAATGATAAATTTACAAAGAATCTGTAACATTTCGATCTGAGACCCCAGCGACGACTCGAAGGCATCCTACCCGAGGATGTCCGTCTGTCGTCGGTCGAAGATCGATTATGTTAAGATATATATAGAATAGTATTGTTACTATCGAGAGGTAACCTCGAATCCTTTTAAGCTAAATTTATACAATACGTTGTAATGACTACAAAATGTAAATCTTGACCGTTATTAGTTACAAAGGTCAAGATTTACATTGATATGTTATGTAGTATTAGCGATACACTAAACTAAGAGCTAGTCATTTACGATTATTGCGTTAAAATTGCACCTAAGTAAGGTCTACATTATAGTAGAGCGTTAGCTTCTGTATCAGCATTACCTAACCAATATGCAGCACCTAGTAAGTTAGCATCTGTAGCAATTGCACGACATAACTCAGCATTTAGTGAAAAGTTCTCATCAGCGATATCAGTACAAGTAGCAGCAACTGCAGCGCTATGTCGCTGTTTAATTACTTGTAGCAGTGATTCCTCATCCAACATTGACATCGATACACACCCACTCACAGTCTCGATTGTTAAATTTTTGTTAGCTTTTAAAGCTCCTTTTGAAGAACCTTTATATGCTTCTACTGCTGCTTCGACTGTACCAATGATTGTATCGATCTCTTTGTCGATAGATTTACCTTTTTGTGCTTTTTTGATTGTTTGAGTTAATAATTTTGAGAAACGCATTTTATATCCTTTTATTTTAAAGTTTATGGGTTATGAAGGGACTTACCAAACTAAATACTCCGACCGTAAATACAGATAGGTTTTAGCTAAAGCCTTCTATAACTGTATTTATGTACTTTAATACTGCTGTATAATCACCAGGCATGATTTTTACTCCTTTACGTGGATTTGACATATAGATCGTTTTAATTCCCTGAGTTTTTTGACAATCTATATGTAAAGGTATATTTGAATTAAGAACAGAGGATAGTGCTTTAAATTCAATACCATATTCATCATATAGTATGTCTTTCAGTGGTTGATCACCTCGATACACACTAATAGAACGTCTATCCTTATACGCTACAAACTTAGTAGGATCAGGTAACGGCAGCGTTGTATGTTTAACCTCATCCACCTTAGCCACACCGCCAACTGTAAGCATGATAGTCCGTGAATCTAATACCTCTTTAACCTGTCTAGGGATTTTAGAGTACGAGTCTACTACAGGAAGGACAATATCTCCTTCCTTAAATGTATCTGTAACAGATACACTATTTACTGCAATAATATTTTCTGTAGTTACAGTAAACATAGTATCACTAGACATTATAGTAATACCAGATACATCTATTGACCTAATAATACCACTGTGGATGATGGAAGTATTAGGATTGGTAAATGTTACATTATCACCAACCTGTACAAGTAGATGACTAACAGAGTTGATAGATACTACAACACTGGTATTTTCTGCATATATATTTATAATATTCTGCTGTTGATCTACACTAATTACCTCGAAAGTACCTCCTCGAAGGGTTTTAGGTATCTCTGGATCAAACCGTAACACAACTTTCTGGTTTGGTCTGATTTGCAGCCCTGGTGTATACTCTACAATTTCATCAAGTCGTTTGGATAACACATCCCCAGTAGAGTTTCTATATTTAATCTCATCATCACTTACCGATATAACTGTATAACATCTTGTAATATTCCTGAAGTATACTCGAGAGCCTACTGGCGGCTCTAATACACAATTTGACTCCCGCGCTTTAAGTTCTGGTAAAGGTTCATCACGTTGGTGATAGGAAATAATTTCTTCACTAACAGCAGTTATTACACCTTTTTGTAACTCTGCATCTTTTTGATATACTTGTATATGATCACCAATACGAAATTTTGTGGACTCTGGTGGCATTTCTCCTCCTTTTTTAATATGTACTATTTTATTATTACGGACCCATGTAGTAGTCCCAGATGGTTGTTGTATTTTGAACATTCTCTTGAAGGCATCTATCTCTCCAACAGTTACCTCATGAGCTATACCATCATCATAAAATAGTAGCTCATCATCAACTTGTGGCACTAGTGAGTGTACAAAAGATAAGTTTATCCTAGTAATTTTGCGTGTTTTTGGATCTTGGACATCAAAATCTAATGATACGTCTGGCATAGAAACTACATTTACTACAGCTTGAGAGAATTCATGAGGGATGGAGACCAGTACACTCGAGTGTAATTTAATTTGGTCTCCAATATTCAACTGTAAAGGCTTGGGACACACTTCCCTAATACTGCCATAATCTTTAATATTTTCGTATAATAGAGTAGTAGAAGTAAATATGCCTCGAGTCCTAACATAATAACTTAAGTAGAAATAACGAATAGAGTCATCATAGTCAAATTTAACCTCATCACCAATGTCAGGTCTAAGCATTAGATGCTTAGTATCCCAGCGAGTTACCCCATGTTCTGGTATCTGTACGGTAACCACATCAGAATTTGTTGAAAGTATCGTGCCTATTGAGTCTGTTGACTTATTATATACCTTATTACCAACATGAAAAACTTTTGAAACTTCCGATGACATATCAACGCCTCGCTCTCGGCTCTTTACATGAAGCCCACTCTATTAATCCTAATGTACGTGTAATATCTTGCTGATGTATCGCTTGGCGAAGTTGCATTTTAGTCTTTCTAGTACGATATACCTGTGTATGATCTACCGCAACACCACAAATGATACGACGCATCCAAGGCTTATGCCCAAACTTTAATTTGGTCTTTTTAAAGTTAATCTTAAAGTTCGACTCTTTTAAAAGATGATAAACGGTCTGCTTAATGGCTTCATAATCCATGCGATTGTTAAATGAGATCGTAATATCATCAGCATATACTGTCATACGTGCCTCAGAGGCTATTGTACGTACAGCATCATCTATTTGGTATGCTACCTCGATAAAGGCTATCGAAGCCAGTAAAGGACTTGTAGGAAGTCCTTGTCGGGTTACACCATTTAACAGACAATAATCGAGGATATCACTACTTATAGATAAGTTGTCAAACCTTTCTCGTGTAATTTGGTCGAAGAAGTTTTTCATGTCGAATTTCGCCGAATAGTTATACCCAATATGAGCTTTAGCATTTGTAACCGCATTGTAATTACTACGAAAGGCGTGAAACATTCCTCGTGTATCCATCAGAGACAGAATTTGCTCAAGGTTTGGCAATAAGGATTGTAGTTTATGCTTATACTGGGTATTTGGAGCATATACATAGCGATAAGACCCATTACCTTTATCTATACGATGTACTTTACATGCTTTACACAACACTGTTGCTGTAAGTAGGTATGCAGCCTGCTTTGGCGTTTTATTTGTAATGTCATGAGTAGCTCCGTCAATAGTAATGACATTATTATCTTCGTCGATCGTGACTTCAGGGTTGAAGCGGTAACGCCACTTCAACTCTTTCCAATCTTTGATTTTAGAGTTCGACATACTACCTCCTTGGACGTAATGGGAATACTTTCCCTGAAAATACCATATATAGCTTCCAGAAAAATCCTTTGTTTGTGTCTATGCGCCACGTTGGGTGGTCGAGTGAGTATTCCCATTTACGTCTTTTGTTTGTGGAGTAGGACGTCCCGAACAGTCTAAATGTTCGAATTTTGTGGTGAGTTTCTATGAGTACAACACCTCGTTTAAAGGCGTCTCGCATTTCTTGTTGGTGTTTGGTATTCATCACTTCTCCTTATTTATTATGTTCTGTATTGTGGTATTTATAGCATCCCAAAATAAGAATCCTTCAGGCGTATCTTTCCAAACGAACGCCTGTTTTAAGGTAAGGTTCTCCATATTTGACATTTCCGCATACTTAATATGTGACTTTACAAGTCGCCAAACGCCTAGGCGTTTCAGTATACGTTTTTGCTCTTTGTTGAACGGGGTATAAGGTTTAAGTACTAAATCGTTTGGTAAACATATAGCTATCTTAGGACTAAACTCGCTAGGTTTTATCACTGAGTACTCAGCATATAACTCAATCAGTTCCGGGCTACTTGCAGCAGTAGCTAAATCACTGTACTTAGTACCATATTCTAACGTATCCCGCAAATCTACTACCCTTACGAGCAACTTAGTACTATCTAGTGTACATTTAAAGAAATGGCCAACGAATTTCGTCCAGTTTTTATCCATATATTGAGTTGTGTATTTATGCATTTTCGTTCTCCTTAATATGTTTATTTATGTTAGCCCAGAAATTATACCCTTCCGGTGTGTCTTTCCAACAAAAAGCGCTTTGAAGTGTTATAGTGCTACTAATACTTCGGTAATCGTTAGTACGTTTTATATATTGATATATACGCTTTTTTGTGCGTTTCCATAATTTAAGACGTTTTAGGTTATGTTTTTCAGCCTTATCAAACTGAATTACCAACTCTAAACATATAATATCTGACAGACAGACAGACTTCTTGAGGTCTGTAACCCCTTCAGGTAAATATTCAGCATACGTAGGTTCGCCTGGCTCATTCTGATTCCTGTCCGTATATTCACGAATCGTACTAGTGGAATGTATTTCGTCGACGTCTACTAGTTTTAACACTTGTCCAAATTTTCTCGAGTCGGTAGGACTAACCACTTTAAAACGGCACCCTACAAATTTGGTCCAGTTGGCATCAAGTTGTGGAGCTGTCAATATTAACTTTTTCATTGTATTATCCTTTTATGTTTTTGTTTGATATTAGGTATGTGTATTATTAGGTAGGGTATTGAGTTACCTATTGGGTTACTTATTGGGTTACTTATTGGGTTACTTATTACGCTACCTATTGGGTTACTTATTACGCTACCGTTTAGCGTATCTCTATAGGTGTAAGTACCTATTACCTCTGCCGGCAATAGGTTTTTATTATATCCAGATTTGAGCTTTTTGTCAAGCGATTTCGCTTAAAACCATCTTAAATTTACAAATTTCAGGTAGATTTAAGCCTTGACCATCGCTTTCGCTTTTGGTGTGAGGTAGTAGTCCAGACCTAACACCGTCTCCCGCAGCTCCAATAGTCCTGCTTGTATAGCTTTAGCCGGGCTTTTAACAAGCTTATTGTAAAGCTTGAATTGGCCTTTTAAGCTTGTACAACTTTCGCTATTTTCATGATGGTAGGTTTGAGACCCGCCTCCGACAAACTCTCCGGCTATCATTTCAAACCTCCACAGTGTTTAGGGAAGCCATTACTATCGAGACGTGGTGTCATACCCGCCCCGTAACGAGATTCGAGAATTAAATATTCCCTATAACTTTGTGGGTCACAATAAACTGTGACGTTATTGGGTCTATTGTACTGTTGAGGTGTTGTATATGATTCAGTATGTAGACCGCCCGCACTCTGACACGCTGAGAATGTCATAATTATTGCGACGATGCCTAAGGCGTATTGATGTAGTTTCATGATATATCCTTTACTTGATTTCTTTTAATAGTTTGGTACAACGCTCCGCTTCTAGGCGGAATATCTCCCTATCGAGTTGAAGCGTTGTTTGTTCGGAGCGCCTATTTAGCAATTTTATGTGTACTCTCTCACAGACGTTCAGAGCTTCGCCAATAGTTGGTATATGCTTTACCCTTCGCAGAGCGATAAACTCCGCCTCAGGGAAGCATATACCACATTTAGACATACCTAATCCCATAGTTCATCGAGCCGTGAGACAGGTTTCTTCGTAGTCGCCAAATCTTGACGCTTCTTAATAGTTAGGCGTCCTAGTTTTGCCGCCCTAGTTAGCGGCATTTTATTTTGAGGAGGTTTCGTGGTGTTTCGCTGCGCAGAGCGTTGGGTATATGGCTCCGCCCCTCTTATGTGGGTTCTACAGTTTATCATAATGATTCCTTTGTATAGTAAGAGCGATACGCTCTAAGTGACGAATAAGGTTCGTTTGGAGGCGTTAGTATCTAACGCGGACTAAAGGTGTTAAGAGATTTAATAATCCCTCCAGAGATACATATTTAGTAACTTAATATGCTCGATAAGAATTGGAGACGGTTTATATAGGTTAGTAGGATATGTATCTATGTAAGGATTGTGAGGTACTGTGTATATTGAGCTACCTATTGGGTTCGTTATTGAGCTACCTATTGGGTTCGCTAAACGGTATCATAATAAGTTAGCGTTTAGCGTATCTCTATAGGTGTAAGTACCTATTACCTCTGCCGGCAATAGGTTTTTATTTTACCCAAATTTTCCGTTTTTGTCAAGTGAAATCACTTAAATCTACCTGAAATTTGTAAATTTAAGCGTCCTCTAAGCTTATAGGACGATTTCCGCCCACTTAGCCAACTTTGTTTCGAGCTTATCAAGCCAATCGTTTAAGGTTTTCATAAGGTTTCTCCTTCCCAGTTTTGGGGACGCCAAACGCCCCAGTTTTGGGGACGCCAAACGCCCCAGTTTTCATCCCATATTAAACCTTAAATTTAGCTTAAAAAGTTCGTGTAGGGTCGAAAAAATTCGAATGTTTTTCAAATTCCTTAAGCTACGATTAAGTTTATACTATAAGGAATTTTCGAGGTGGTTAAAAATTAAGCAGTCCGTGAATAGAAACTGCCTAAATTTTAATCAGTTGGTTCGTTTCTTCTTTCGGCGATGAGGTTTCGCCTTTTTGCACCGAGGTGCTTTGATAATACCCCGAAACCTCGGTTTCGGGTTCAGCACTTCCTCGTGTTGATGCTGGTATCGCTGCAATGGTGAGCGGCAAGCCTCTCGGAACTCTGGGTCGTCCAGAAAGCGGTCGCCCAACTCCGAGAACGCTATCGTCCCGCGGTTGATATGGTATGACATAGGTGTACTCCTATATTGGTATATGTTCGATAAACGCCCCAATCTAGGGCGCTTGGTAGAAAATATGAAGATAACAGACGGACGCGAAACGATACCATTTAACGATACCGAAACATCCGCCGAGCGGTAATTGAAGCCCGCCCAAAGACGGGCGAATACTTGAAGCCCGCCCAAAGACGGGCGAATACTTGTACTAGAGCCCTCCGCTATGGGGCTGTTGGCAATTACATAATTCATCTCCAGAAAATTTCAAAACGCTTGCCGCTCCTCCCGCTAGGGGCGACCCAATAAAGGACGCGAAACGGTATGATATGAAATTTGTAGAGACCACCCCTTGCCGTTTTGGGGTGATAGAGATACGCTCTCTATGGGCGTTTGACGCCATCGGCACTACTGCTCTAGGTGACGCCACGGGATTTATACCCACCCGCTAAGGGCACTGCCGCCAATCTATCTTAGTACCCGATACGATAACCAACATTTCATAGAAAACCGCTATTTGCCTTTTACCCCGTGTCGCTTCACGGGAAGATTATAGGCGGTTTGACTAAAACCACTAAGGTCAGTTGGCTATATTCTATGCGTACATAATACGCCCCTAAAGCGGGGATATAGCCCTTCGTGGGCGGTTTTGACGGGTTGCCATAATCTTGGAAAATTCGGGGGTTGTCGTTAATCTTGGATAAATTTTTGACAGAAGTCGCCCTATCCTACTAAATAGGGCTTTGAATTTTTAAGTTAGATACAATTTATAAGCCATACGCTAAGCCATACGCTAAGCCATACGCTAAGCCATACGCTAAGCCATACGCTAAGCCATACGCTAAGCCATACGCTAAGCCATACGCTAAGCCATACGCTAAGCCATACGCTAAGCCA